TTCGTCGTCTTGATCGCGTAGGTCGTCATCGTCGTCTCTCCTTGCCCCCTCGGGGGCCGTCGTCAGCGTCCGTCGCTGACAAGAGAGAGTCTCCGCGATCGCGCGGAAGAATGCAAACTTTTTTTTTTCACCCGAAATCTGCCGCGAATTCACGCGGCGACGCGCCGGACCAAAAAGCGCCTTTTGGTCAGCGGTCAAGCGCTCGCGAGAGGCGCGCCGCGAGGTCGAGCACCTCCGCATAGCGCGCCGCCGACGCATCGGCGCGGTCGGCGTGGCGCGCAAGGATGCGCGCGAAATTGCGCACCACCTCGACGAGATCCTCTGCACGCAATTGCGCGTCCGCCGCCGGCACGACACGCGGCTTGAGCGCAAGCCCGTCGAAGTTGTCAACGTCGCGCGCGACGAAGACGATCTGACCACGCTCGCTCACCGCGAGGCACGGCCGGCCGTCCATCGGCAGCGAGTCGTCGAGATTCTTGCGACGAAGGTGCGCACCGCGCCACGGCACTCCAACGCCACCCATCAGGTCCGCCATCCCACGGAGCTGAGCGCCGTCGAGCGCGTTCATCACCTCACCCTCCGCCGCACGAATCGCCGCCACCGCCACCGCGCGCGCATCCGCACGCGCATCATCGAGCGCGCGCGACGCCTCGACCGCGCGCGCCGTCGCGCGTCGCAACACGTCCACCTCGGTCACGTCACACTCCGCGGTCGCCCCGTCGCTCCGCGACCGCGCAAGTCGAAACGCCCCTTGGCCTTCGCCTCCGTGCGGGTGCGTTCAACATCCGCGCGCATGTCGAGCTTGGCGATCCAGCGAATGAGCGTGACGACACTGACGCCGATCTGCTCGGCGGCGCGGTTCTGGAAACCATCGGCGCGCGCAAACGCCTCCAGGATCTCGACGCGGGCGCGCGCCGGATCCGTGGTGATGAGGGCACCGATCTCGGTTTGCCGAAAGGCCATGACATTGATGTCTATGCCGCGGAGTCCCCACGCTCAACCAACTCCGATGACAACGGTAACCGGAACCTCGACGCGGCGAGCTCGCGGATGCGCTTCGCCTCGCCGCGGAGCCCGACGCGGTTGGCGAGGTGGACGAAGAACCCCGCCGAGCACCCAAGCAGATCCGCCGCGCGCCCCGTTGCGCCCGCCGTCGCATAGAGGCTCGCAAGGATCTCCGCACGCGCCTCATCCACGCGCCCGTCGCGAATCAGGAGGTAGACGTGATGTTGGTCTGCCTTGCGACGTCGAGGCATAGCCGCTCCCAAAGCTCCTCGGGGCTGATGCTGTCCGGATCCGTCTTCGGTCGCAAGCGCACGCGCCGATAGTCGACGTGGCGCCCGAGGCCCATCTTGAGCTCCTCGTCGACGAGATCGCCGGCGCGGTCGGAGTCAGTGAGGCTGACGACGCGAGAGAACGTCGCGAGCTTCGCAAACACGATCGCCGGCGCACGCGATCCTGAGAGCGTCGCGAGGCTCGCGACGCCGCCATGGGCAACCAACGCCCGCTCGACCGCGAGCGCATTGAGCGCGCCCTCCAACACGACGACCAAATCGCGCTGCGCGCGCGACGGCCACCGCTCCTCGCCAAACATCACCCCAAAATCAGGCCGCTCCTCGCCTCGCGGCGCGAGGTAGCGCTTCACCGCCGGGTCGCGAGAAATGGTCCGTGCAGCGTACCCAGCAGGCGTCCCCGCAGCGTCGCGCGTGACGAGGACGATGCGCCCGGCGAGCCGTCCATCCACCGCATACCCGACGCGCCAACGCTCGACCTGCCACGCATCAATCCCTCGCGCCTCCGCGTACCGTCGCATCGGTGTCGGCCACGCCGAGAGCGGCTCGAAGACCACCTCTAACGGCACGCGGAACGGCCGCGCGCCGACCGGCCTCACGTCCACGCGCGCGGCGAGCGCGGGCGCCCGCGCACCGTACCCGGCCTCAACCTCCGCGAGCCACTCGCGCGCCACGTGGTAGCCGACATCGCGCACCGTCATCACAAGGTCGACGAGGTGGCCGCCGTAGTGGCACGACGCGCAGTAATGCGCCCCGCGCCGCGCACCCGACGCCATGATCGACCACGACGGGTTCGCGTCCTCATGCGTCCCGCTCGGGCACTTCGCCCATAGCCGCACCCCGCGCTCCGTCTCCTTGGTGACGTCGATGCGCAGCCGCCCAAGCACGTCCTGCACGTCAACCATCGCGATCTCGCTTCGCCTTCTTCGGTCGCAAGAACGTCGTCGCCTCGTCGGCGTCGCCGCCCATCACGTCGTAAGGCACCGACCGACCACCTGAGATCGTGCCACGCGTCGGATCAAGATCGAGCTCCACCGCGAGCGGCCACATGCCGTACCGCTGCTTAAGAACGATCGCCTCCAACGTGTTGTCCTCAACACGCTTCCAGTGCGCCGGCCGGTGAACGCCGATCATATTGTCGGCGACCTCGGTCCACGCGCCCGATCCCTTCACGCCCTCGCGCGTCGGACGCTTGTCCGGACGCTGCTCGATGTCCTTGAGGCGCTGCTGCGCGGCAAGCACGGAATGGATGCCGAGCTTGTCGGTCATCGCCTGCATACGGAAGAGAACACGCTTCTCCTCACTCGGGCTGTCGTCGACGATGCACCGCTCGAAGAGATCAGCGATGAACACCTCGCACTGCGACTCGACGATGTGCTGCTGCACGAGGTCGAGGTTCTTGCCATTGGACGGCTTCTCGCCACTCTCGCGCCAGAATGGGTTCGGGAAGAACTTCACCCACTTCGCGATTTCGTGCATTCGGTCGCGGTGCTCCTCACGCTGCTCACGCGTCGCGCGACCGCTCATGAAATCGGCACGCGAGAACCCGCACGAAAGGATCGCGAGGAGCTCAATCGTCATCCCTGTCCCCGGCTCCCACGGCGCATAAAGCACGCGGCGCGCCTGACGCGCGATGCCGAGAGCCATGTGCGCCAGGAGCAGGCTCTTCCCCGAGCCAGGAAGCCCCGTGACGATCGTGACCATCTTCGGTGCTGCGCCGGGGATGAGCCGACGCGCGGGCACCGCCAGCGTGTCGTCCATGAAGTTATCGAGCCCATCGATCCCGAATGGGTAGACGGCCTGCCCAAGACACCGCCGTTCGATCTCTGCGGCCTGGCGTTCCACGAGCTCCTCGGGGTCTTCGAGCCACTGCGCCCCGCTGGCACCACCCTTGAAAAACTCGCCGACCGACTGCGCGAGCGCGACGACGCGCGAGGGGTCCTCTCGGGGATTCTTGAGCGCATCAAGCAGCGCCGCCACCGGCCCCGTCGTCGCGCGCGCCCGCCGGTCATCCCAAAAAAGAGCACGCACGTGATGGTCGAGATTGACCGGGACATCGGGGCGAAGCTCGGCGAGCTGCGCCGCGTACCGCACCACTGACTCGTCAACACCGACCTGCTGAAGCGTCGCGAGGTCGAAGTGGAGATTGCGCCGCACGAGGTCGAGCACCCCACCCCATAACGCGCGGTGCTCGGGGCTCTGGAACACCGTCGCGCGCGGCAACAGCGGCAGAAGCTTCGCGCGTGTCTTGGCGTCGACAATGGCGGCGGCAAGCACTACCTGCTCGTTCACCGGGTCGACGGGGACGACGACTTCCGACGTCTCGCCCGTCGACGCCCCCTTCACCCTCTGGCGCATCCGCATCTCCCTCAGCCGACTCGTCGGCAGCGCACCGTCCGCGTCCCGTCCTCGAACCCAATCGTTACCGTGCCGTGGGCCTGGTGACGGCGCACGAACCAGAGCCACCAGAGCCACCGATCGACTCGCCACCACGGCGGGTCGAAGAGCTCGTACTCGCCCTCGCCGTAGCCCGTTCCAAGCCCGACGCGCGCCCCATCCATCCGCCGATACCTCATCGCCACGCCCATCCCTTCCGCACCATCGACATGCGCCCCCTCGGAGCAGCCGCGTCGGTCCGCGAAGGAATGCCGCGCAGCGCGCGTGAACGCTCTTTCAACGGAGCTCCACGGTGCGATTGGCGGTCGCGTTGAACATCACGTCGACCCACGACACCGACGTTCAACGCGACCTTGCGCCCATGTACCCGCACAAGACGCGGACCCACTGACAGAACGCCTACGACTACGGATTCGCATTCGTTGCTCTGCACGAACTCATGCGTCCTCGTTGACTTCCGCCACTGGCCAGACCGACCCCCGCGGGATAGCTCCCCATCGCCCTGTGTAGACTCGGGTCTGGTCAAAATCGCGCGCCAGGCGCCAGCGCCGCCGTAACTCGACACACAGCTCCTCGCGGCGTTCACCGTTGCGAAAGAGCAGCGTCGCCACCATGCCGGATCCCGCAGTCTCGTCGTCGTCGCGAATGTCGCAGACCAGCGCCGAACACCACAGAGGACTGCCGTCACGTTCGCAGTTTAGGCAGTCGTCTGGATGCACGATCATGCCGACCTGCACGAACGGCACGTGTCTCCCGGCGACGATGATGTCCGATTCGTAATCTTCGCTCATGTGGCTGCTTCCTCGATCTCGCCGAGCTGCCGGATTTTCGGCAACGCACCGCTGCACATCGTCTCGCGTTCGTAGTTGCGAACCATCCCGCAACGCGGGCAGACGAACCAACACTCGCGCTCGTGCAACACCCAATCGCGCCCGGCGCTACTCATGCGGCACCCCCATTCGAGCCGCACTCGACGGTGAGGCTGTTAACCGCGCGCTTCATTCGCGCGGCGTAAAACTTCGGGACGCGGAGTTTGTGAACCTGCCTGTGAGCCGCGGCCTTGTTCAAAGGCTTCCTTCCAAAGTGAGTTTCAACCCGCGATTGCCCGTCTTCTTCATCGTCTTCGCGTCCATCTCCGCGCTCACTTTCCGCGCGCCGACTCACGCGCCATCGCAATCCGATAGTCCGTCAACAACCGCCCACTGAACTGCAACGCCCACGAGATCGATCCGCCCTCGCGACCATTCTCCCGGCGAAACTTCTCGCGCTCCTTCTCGCGCTTCCAAGTCCACCAAACGAAGTCGGCGAGCTCCTGGGGCTCATTGCCAAAGTGCGCGCGCATCGTCGCCGCCGCCACGAACGACGCCTTGAGACGTTCAGCGGGCGAGAGCGCCGGCGCGACGCCGTAGACGCGCTCGTGCATCGCCGAGAACAGCGCCACGAAGTCAATCGCCTTCGCTCCGGACCAGTCGCCGCTCGCCGCCATCGCCGCGGCGCGCGCAAGCGCTTCGTCGAACCGCTTCTGCGAGACACCACGCGGTCGCTTCGCTCGCGCACGCCCAAAGCTGTCGAGCGACTCGTCAGAGGCAGGCGGCAGAACGAGCGCGAGCTGAGGGCGCGGGATCGGAATCCTCGGCACCGCCGTCACCGAACCGCGCCATCCACCTTGCGCATCTCGGCAATGAACGCCGCGAGACGCTCGGCGAACGATTCCTCGAAGAGCTTGTCCGCCGCTCGCTTGGCGCGACGACCGGCGTCAGCGTGGGTCTCGCCGGCGCGCACACGCGTCGTGACCGTGAAGGGGCCGACGCGGAACGAATTGTACGGCTTCGGCGTGTAAAGACACTCTGCCGCCGTTGCCGAGACGCTATCGCCCTCATCGCCCGAGGGGAACACGTTCGGCCCCACGCCCGCCGCCTCGTTGGCCTTCTCCTCACGCGCCGCGCGCCGCGTCTCAGGCGTCGACGTCGGCTCTGCAAGCGGCTTGCGCGTCGGCGGCTTCACACCATCGAGCCCGCCGTGCCCATTTGCGCACGACGCGCCGCCATCGGTCTCGCGCTGCGGCCCGTTGCACTCGGGGCAGAGCAGTCCGTTCAGCGGGAACGACTCGAACGGCGGATCGGCGAACGGCTCGCGCGACTGCGCGAGCTCGTTGACCGCGCCGGAGGCGGGCGGATGACGGTCAAAGTCCTCGACCGTCGCAGGCCGCGGCGGCGCGGGGTCACGGCCATCGTCATCGGGATTGAGAACGGGGGTGCGCGTGCGGGGAACTCGGGCCATGGTGCGATTGGGTTCCTTCCTCGGAAGCGTCAGCGGGTCGACAAGCCTACGCCCGCTCAACCCGCCTCACCGAAATGCCGCGCCCGCGCAGGATTCTCAACAATCACTGCGCCGAGCCATCACCGGCGCATCTCACGCAGGTACGCGCGACCGTTCACCCACGCGCCCTCGCTCCACACAACGACCGTCTTGTTCCACCGCACAAGGTTCTCGATCGCCTTCTTGCCCGAGACGCGCTTGTCCCAAAAATAGTACAGATGCGCCGAGTCCTTCCCGAGCCGACACGCGCGCCCCTTCACCTGAGCAAGCCCCTGCTTGTGATTGGCAAGCGGCGTCACCACGAACACGTTCGCGAGCGCGGGTACGTCCTTCCCCGTGCCAAACGCTTGGATCGTGCCGAGGGCCACCTGGACATCGCCCGAGCGCAGCCCGCGAATCGTCTCGCCAAACTGCTTCTTCCACCCCGCCCCCCCGAGAACAAAGCCAGTGCGCACACCAGTGGCGGCGATCCGCCGATCGAGCTCAACAGCGTGCTCCACACGCTGCGAGAGCACCGCCGCGCTCGCTCCACCCTCGCGCACAACCCAATCGGTGATGAGCTCGTTGCGCGCACGGTCGTAAGTCATCTCTTCGATGAGTCGCGACTGCACCGACGCGAACCGCACACGGTTACGCGAGCGCGCCACGTCGACGAACGCCGCCTTGTACCAAGGGGCGTCGAAGTCGGTCGGCACCACGCGCACCTCGACATCGAGAATGAACCCCTGGGCGGCAAGGTCACGCGCACTCGCTTCGAAAGCCACGGCGCCGAACAGGTCATGGACTAGAAATTCCTTCCGGTCCTTGCGCGACGAATCGTTGGAGAACCCGACGCGAAACCGCGACGGTGACCGATCAACAACATCGAAGATCGTCCGTGCGGCAGCGCCGTGCACTTCGTCGTACACGAACACGCCGAACTTGCCCGCGATCGCCTCGAACGCCTCGGGGCGCGCGTGGAGCGTGTCGTCGGTGGCGATGGTGATCGGGCGCACCCGCCACTCACCCGCGCCGATGCGACCGATCTGGTCCGGGCGTAGTCCGAGCTCCCGCTGCACGCGCTCGTACCACTGGTCGAGCAATCCCACGTCCGGCACCACCACGAGCGCCGGAAGCTTCGCCGCGGCGATGAGTGCCATCGCGATCGTCGTCTTCCCGCCACCAGTGCCGAGGTGGACGATGCAGTTCTCTCGCTTCAACACCGCGTCGCGCGCGGCGACCTGATAGGGGCGAAGCTCGATGCCTTGGAGGTCGGGGATGTCGTAGTGGGAAAAGAGCAGGTCCGCGTCCCCCACCGAGCGGGCGTCGACCTGCTCGTAATCGACGCCGTACGCGTCGAGCACGTCACACACGCGCGAGAGCCCGCCGCGCGGGAACGTCATCACGCCGGCGTCCTCAGACCACGTCGCGATCTCGCGCGTCTCGCCAGCGAGGGGGATACGCGCGGCCTTGCGCTTCTTGTACTCGGGATTTTCGTACGTGAAGTCGGCGCGCAGCCTCAGCACCGCGTCGTCGGAGATGTCCGCGAGCCGCACACGCACCCGATCGTCCACTACGACGCGCGCCGCGCCGGCCCGAGCTCCGAGGAACGCCGTCTGATCCATCCGCCGAATGATGCCGCGCGCAGGACCAAAAAGCGCCTTTTGGTCGTCAGCGAACCGCGCGTCCCTCACACGCCGCCGCGACCGCCGCGAGGAGTGCGTCACCCGTCCTGGCCTTCTCCGCGGCGAGGCGAGTGTTGCGAACAACGCTCGCCGCGTCCGTGCCGCGTGACTCGCGCTTCCTCGCCGTCGTGTTGTATCGCCCGAGCGCCGCACAGAGCTCGCTAGGGAGGCTCCACGCGTGGCGCACGAGCGCCGCGTAGACCACCGCCGGATCACGCTCCTCGCACACCGCCCGAAGCGCCGTTTGGGCGGCGCTGAGCTGCGTCGAGCTCGAAGACGGCACGGGCGAGACGGGGGACGAGTCGATGGAGCGGATCGGGATGCTGGCCATCACGCTGCTCAATGCCGCGGATGGAGGCGTGAGAGAGCGAGTCGAAAATTTCTCCCGCTCCGCGGCATCCCTCGCGCGTGCGCGCGATCTCAGATTTAAGATCTTAAGATCTTAAGATCAGTGGCCTACGAGGATCTCTTCTCGCTTCGCGAGAAGAGATCCTCTCGGCAGGCGACGCGCCGGAGCGCGTCGCGCCGTTTCAGGGAACGAACTCATTCGTCGAGAGCCATTCGGCATAATCGATCGCCAGTCGCTTTCGCCGACACTCGTCGAGCCACTGCCTCACCCGCTCTCGCTCACGCTCGCAAGCAGCGTGGTCGATGAGGTTGTCGAGGTCGAGCGTGTAGAAGAGCCGCCCCACGTCGTTGAACCATCCGTGGCGCGAGTGCCGAGGGTGAGTTGCGACCGCGCGCGAGACGATCTCCGCCTCTGACGGTCCGCAGACGATCGAGTCCAAGACCATCGCGCTCACCGTCGCCGCCCTCCGATCGTCAACGAACCGAGAGGTTGACGGTGGGCGATTTGGCGCCCGCCACCTTGCCCATGGCGGTGTGCCGAGCAGCTTCGACGAAGCCTTGGGTCCCGAAGTAGGCAACCACAATCGCGAGCACCGTCTCTTTCACCTCTGCCCACGTAGCGTGATGGGTGAAAACGAGCGTGAAGCATCCGATAAGCGTGAGGATGAGCACCAACCACTTCTTCGATCCGAGCGCGTTCAGCGCCGCGTCACGGAACGACGCGTTGGCCGGGTCGAACAGCACCTTCAGGTCGCTCACCATCGCCGCGGGGCTCGTCGGCGGGAGCAGCCCCGCTGGGAGCGTCGGCGGGGCGGGGTCGGGGGTCAGGGTGGGGTCGGACACGATCGCGCCTCCTAGGGCCGGTTCCGTCGCCCGGAGCACGGTTCCCGAGGCGGGGCGACGGCGCCGAGCGGGGAGCCCCGACGACCAAAAAGCGCCTTTTGGTCGTCGGCGAGGACGAGCCTACTTCGGAGCGTCGAGTCGCTCCAGGATGGTCGCAAGTGTGCTCTCCACGTTGCGCATCTGCCGTTCCCACTCCGCGCGGGGCACCTGCTGACGCTTGATCTCTTCGAGGTCGCGCGTGATGCCATCGTGGGCCTGGCGAAGCAGCGCAATCTCCCCCTGCTGCTTGACGGCGAGCTTCTCGGCCTCGTTGATGCGCTTCTCTGCCTCGCGGAGCTCGCCTTGAAGGCGCTCGCGCTCCTTGCGTGCGTCGGCCTCGACGGTATCGACGCGCGCCTTGGTCGCGTTGTAGCTGTCCTTGGATGCCTGGGCCTCGGAGATGATCTTCCCCTCGACCACCTCGCGCTCACGCTTGAGCGTGTAGCGGAGGATCGCCGCGTAGCCGCCGACGATCACCAACCCAACGGAAGTCACCACGGACAAGTCGATGGCTGCCATCGGCTCTACTGGCTATCAGATGAGCCGACGCGCGCGGCATTTTGATCGCGTGACCCGACGAATTCGCTTCGTTTTTCGCGCTCGTACTTTCCGCGTGCGTCACGGATGCGGTCGACGAGACGCCACGCTCGAGCATCGCCACCCCAAACCACCTTGCCGACGCGTGCACGGGCGGCCAATGGCACCTCTACGGTGGCGGATCGGTGCTCGATTGCACCGATCCGCGCGAGCTCGTCTGCATCACCGACGTGTCGCCGCGCTACTGCGCGGCGAACGCCGACTAGAGCCGATAGCCGGCCACGTACACCGTCGGCGCGCTGTTGCCCGAGGTGCCAGCGGTCCCCTGCACGTAGGCGCAGTGCCACGTGTGTGGCACCCACGGCGCCGTCGCACCAGGCACGCTCGGTGGCAGCGCCAGGGCGCCCGCGTGGGAGAATAGACGCATCACCGCGTCCGCCGCGTAAACGAACGAGAGCGTGTTCTGCGGGTCGGTGATCGAGTACATCGACCCCAACGTCGCCGTCGCAGCCGACTCGTTGAACACTTGGAACATACCCGAGATCGGGCTGTCGACCGCGCCGCCCGTCCCCCAGTGCGCCGTGGCGTGCAGCCGCACTGCCGTCGCGCCCACTGGCACGTGCACGTCCTCGATCAGATCGAACGTCCATCGGTCGTACCCGAAGGACGTCGTGTGCGTGCCCGCGAGGCCAGCGATCGGCGTCGTCCCGTACCACGCCGTCGAGTACCACCCGTCCGCTCCGACCGCGGTGGGGAAGATGCCTCCGTTGCCGGCCATGTACACAGTGCACGGCGCCGTGAACACACGGAATGCGGTAGTCGTGGTTGCGGAGTTGAACCCGAGGTTGGTCGGGAACGCAATCGCCTCTACCGGCTCACCGGTGTCGGCGAGGGGGGCCTGCTGCGAGGCGATGACCACCCCGCGCATCGACCCTGGCACGCGCGGGGTCGCGGTGTAGCGTGCCCAGCGCGGCAGCCCAAAGGGGAATGCCAGATAGAGGTGCCACCAGCCCGCGACCATCCCCGTGATGAAATTCGGGACGGCGTAGTCGTTCGTCGAAAGGTTATACCCGCCTGCCGGCGCGGTGCCGCCGATGTGGCGGCCGTTGTAGATGCCCTCGACGACGCCATTGAAGAACTTGCGGTTGCCGGAGACGCTGGCATCGCCCTCGTACTGGTAGCCCGCGTAAGCGGACGCGTGCGTGATCTTGTTCTGCCGTCGCACGTCGCCTGTGAACGCGTAGTCGGAGAACAACGGACGTACGTCGTAGCAAACCACGTCGTCGTAGGTCGCAGCGCCGACGGGCACGATCGCCACCATCAGCGGGCACCACCCGAGCGCCAACCCCGGCCACCCGCCACCCGATGCACCACGGCGCACGCGGTACTGGAGCCGCACCGCCGCCACCTTGTCGACCGTCGCTGCGGTGAACGCGCCCGTGACGGGGTTGTAGATATCGCGACTCGCGGTCTCGATGACCGTCTCGCCAGTGCCGGTGCCAGCGCCGTCCTCGCCGACCAGCGCGCACTCCACGATGTCGATGCGGATGCCACCGGCGGGGTTCGCTACCCACGGCAACACCGCTGTGTCAGTGACGCCGGGATCGTCAACGAGCTTGGCCTGGGAGTCGTCCGCGCTCGCATCGGCGTCGGGGCGCTGGACGATGACGACGCCGGGATCGATGGTGAGCGTCTGAGCGCCGATTGCCGGCTTCACGAGCAGCCCCCCGAGCACCGTCGCGACCAGCGGCCCACCCACGCCTGAGGGCAGCGTTTCGTTGCCCGAGATCGAGGTCTGTGTCAGCAGCCAGATTCGCAGGAAATCCGCGAGCCCCGCGCTCGCGAATGCCTGGATCCGGTTGATGTCCGTCGAAACCGCACGCTCGCGCGTGTTGATCTGCAACCGCTTGGGTCCACTCGCCATGCGGGCGAGGCTACAGCGCTCGCGGTCACCGCGTCACGGGCTGCGCCGGGCGTGTCAACTCGTCGTGCTTGAACGGAACGGCCGTATCGCAGGGTTGGCCGCGTGGGTGGAACGATTCGAGGTCACGACGTTTCGGATCTACGCGCGCCTCTCGCGCGGATGGAGCGTCGAGCAGACGATCACGACGCCCGTATGGTCACGGACCACACCCGATCGATTCCACGTAGAGGTCATACCCGACGCCCGCCGCCTTGGCCGCAGCGATCGCATTCCACACCGCGCGGTACGTCGAGCTCGCGCCCGGCGCATCGCCGTCGAAGAACGTGTGCAGCGTCGGCGGCGCGTCGTACGGGTTCAGCGACGTGAAGGCATCGCCGATCGCGCCGTCGTAGAAGAACCCGTTTTCCCCGAGCTGAAGAAACGGCACGCCCACCAGAAAGAACGCGCGCATCTCGACTGAATCGAGCCAGAGCTTGAAGCGGTCGCTCGGGCGCGCTGCGAAATCCATGTCGTACGCGAACATCCGCGACGGATCGCCCGAGAACGGGTCGGGGCCGTGGGTGGAGTCGCCCGTCGCCGAGCCGCCCGCGTCGTAGAAGAGGCCGGGGAAGTAAGCGGTGTCGCCGACCTCGCGCAGGCACGCCGCCGAACCGGTCGTGGAGAGGACGCGGTTGGCCGCGCGACGGATGGCGTTAGGCGAGACGGTATCGACGATCTGAGCGACGCGCTTAGCGTACGCATCGTCACTCTCGCCCGTCGCGCGTGAGATCCCGCGCTCAGCGCCGATCTGATCGAGGAACCCAAGCCGCCCCCCCTCGGGGCTCGCCGCGTTGGTGACTACGATCCCCATGTCCGTCGCCCAGTCGAGTACGCGCCACGTCGCCGTCTCGATCTCCGGCGTCGGCATCGTCGTCTTCGTCAATATCGTCACGGTCGTCGACGCGCCTGAGATCGTTCCGTTGAGGTGTCCTCCGACCGACGCAGGCACGCCATCCAAGAGCACGTAACCGACGCGCACCCCTGAGCCGCCCGCGCGCGCGGCGACGATGCGCCCGCGGCCGATGACGGTGGACGTCGCATCGAGCACTGCAACCTCCTCGCCCACTACGAACGGACCACCCACGATCGCCGCCGCCTCGAAGCATTGCATCAGCTCCAGCGTCAGCCGCCCGCCCACCGACACCGCCGGCTCGGGACCCGTATAACCGATGGCACGTGCGCGCAGCCCCGCGTTCGCCCCGTGGTCGAGCACGATGTACTGGCCGACGTGCTCCGGTATCACCACGTCGGGCGAATCCGCCACGACCAGCGTCGCGGTCGTGTCCCCGACAACGCTGGTAACCGCGATGGTCGCGTGCTCGTTGTTCAGCCCGCTACCGGGCTGATCGATGAGCGTGATCGTGTTCGCGAGCGGGTTGTTGTAGCCGTACCCGACGCGCTCTGCCGCCGCCGTCACCACAAACGGCCCAGCCTCACCTGGAAGAAAGATGTGGTCGGCGAGCAACGTGAAGCGTCGTCCGGTCGCGACTCGCACGGTGCCAATGTCACTCCATTCGTACGCCTGCTCTTCGAACCAAACGAGCCCTGCGCCGATGACGACAGGTTCGTGCGTGTCGCCGGTACGCGTGAGCGTGAGCGTGACGGTCGCCTTGCTCGCACCGAGCGCGGGGCTCGACGTCTGCCCGCTCCACGGGCGTACGTAGAGCGCCTGCGTAGTCGTCTCGATAGCCTGCGAGACACGCGCGCCTGCTTCAGCGAGCTGGCCGTAGACCTCCAGCCCGTTACCGTCGCCAGCGGCGAAGAACGCGTCGCCGTACGCGGGGTCGACTGCGGAGCGCCAGATCGTCAGCAAGTCGTCGCGAGTGAGGGGACCGCTCTGCGCGGCGGAATCGGTCACGCAGCCTCCGTGACGTTCGCGATCGTCGTGCGCAGCGTCATGCCCGGATCCGGATACACATCACCCGCGGGAGCGACGATCGAACCCGAATTCACGATCAACCCGTTCTGCTTGAAGCGTACGAGCACTGCCGCGAGCTCGCCGACCAACAACGGCGCCGATACTGGTAGCGAATTCACGTACTCGATCACCGCGGTAATGACCTGCTGGGTGAGCGTCACCGTGTCGACACCGCTCTGGAAGGCCAGCTTGAGCACGATCGAGACGATGCTCGGCATCGACGGCCACACGATCACGCGGATGCCCGCGGCGCGGTAGTCCGCGAGCGCTGCAATCACCGTCCGCGTCATCGCCGCGCTCGCGACGCCCGATGAGTCGGCGATGTAGAGGTTGACGATGCGCGCGGGGCTCGCGGTGCCTTCGATCGCTTCGACGGCGGTAGCGCTGACGATGCCCGGGACGGTGAGCGCGCCGAATTCGATCGCGCCGAGCGTCCCACGACGGACGCTGAGCCAGAAGTTGCGCATTCGGTTGCGGAACGTCTCGTCGTCCTCGCGGTCTTCGCCGTGTGCGGTGGGATCGTCGTTGGTGAGCTGGAGCGTCGTATCGAAGACCGCGTTGGAGGGCGCAAACTTGCGGATCTGGTTGCGACCAACTTGGGGCGCCTTGCCCGCCTGCACCGCGCGCACGTCCGCTGTCGCCGTCAGGTCAAGCGCGCCGAAGTGAGCGGCGGTCGTGGTGATGTACTCGGCGCCGTTCAGCGCCACGAGCTTGGTTCCGATCGGAATGGTGCCGTTGCCGGCCGCGGTCGACACGCGCCAGAACCGCACCGTCCCCACCGCCGGCGTCGCGCCCTTGCGCGCCTCGCCATAGCGATCGAACACCAGCCGGTCGAGGTCATCTCCCTCTGCCGAATCGAGGAACAGCCGCGCCGTCGCGTACGCGAGGTGGCGGACGATGTGCGCGAGCATCACCGCGCCCGAACCGACGAACAGGTTCGCGTCGGAGCCGCGCTTGTCGACCTCGTTGGGGTCGATGAGCTGCGCGCGCGTGAGCATGTACGCGCGGCCGATACCGTAGAGGTCGAGCCTTGTAGGGAAGTCCACTTGTCTTTTCCTCTATTCTCGCGCGACGGATGGTTGCCCGCGAGGCTACGGCGTCACGCAGCCATCGGGAACGCAGCCGGCACGTTGAGCGCCTGACCCGTGGTCATTCGCACGAGGATCGTGAAGCGCACGAGGTTGTTCGCCGCATCGATCGTCGCGCTGACGCGCACCTTGGCCACGTCCGGCTCCTGCGCGATCTGCTTCTCGGCCTCGGAGACGAGATGCTGCACGGTCATCGCCGTCGCGAGCTTCTTGAGCCGCTGGGGGATGCCGACGCCGTACGACGGCCCAAGGTGAGCGAAGCTCCCCGGCCGCGTCACCAAGCGGCGGAAGATGCGCTTCTTCAACCCCACCGCTCCCTCATCGTAGGCATAGTCGCCGCGGCCGTTGGTCCGGTAGGTGCCCGTCGGCAAAGCGATCGCGTTCGAGCTCGACGTGATGAGACCAGCATTGTCGTTGGTCGTGGCGAGCGGCGGATAGGCGAAGTCCCGCGAGCGTCGCGGTGAGTCGAGCGACGGCTGCGCGATCCCCATGTGCACGCCGACGAACGGCAACGTCACCGGGTCGACTGCGGTGCGCGTCGCGTTCCACACGCCATTGCTCGTCACCGTGTACTGCGCCGGGTGCGGCGACATCGGCCGGTCGAGCGCCAGATCGATGCATGCGCCGTACAACGCGCCCACGTCGCTCAGCGGCGAGAGCACCGCAGAAATCACGCTCACCGCACGCGCCGGCGCGCCGTCGAGTCCTTTCGTCGAGGGGTCGACGGTGACCGCGTACTTCTCGATCATTGCGGCGTCCTGCGGGTCGCCGATGCCCGAGAAATAGACGAGATCCGAGTACGTCAGGCGCAGCCGGTTCTCAGCAACTGGCACGACCGACACGAGCGCGAACGTGAGGCCGCTTGCGGCTCCCGCACCGAAACTCGCCGATCCGAACCCGCTACCTCCGAAGCCGCTCATCCCGATCTCCTAGAGCTTCCCAATGGCGGCCATCGTTGCCTGGATGCCCGTGAGTCCGAGGTACGTGCGCATGATGCGCACGTCCGCGATGCACCCGCGGAAGGGCGACATCGCGTCGATGGCGTTGAAGAAGCAGAATTCGTCGAAGGGGTTGGTGGGACCGCCGCCCGCATTGATGCTCCGCACGAAGGGGCAGCCGTTCACCGACAGCTCGCACGAGCCACTGCCGTTCGACGCGAACCGAATCGCAATGCGCGGCGTGTTCGGAATCGCGATTTTGACACTCGTACGCGAGGCGCCCACGTACAACTCCGCGCCGATCGTGAACCCAGAGATGTAAATGCGAACGCCCTGGGTGGCGCCCGTGCCGTTCATTTCGAAGATCGTCTGCGTGCCCGCCGACGAATCGTCGAACCCGTCGCACTGCACCGTGATGTCGACCGTCATACCACCAGTCGGATCCCAGTTGACCTCGGTCGCATGGATACGATGCGCGGTCGGGGGCGAGCTGTAGATGTCGGGCGCGAACCGCACTGCCGGCGTACCGCGTCCGTACAGCGTCGTGTCCTGGTAGATGAATGCCTCAGAGAACGTCGCAGTGAGCGGGTTGGCACCGCCGACGATCGAATTGGCGAAGATGCCCCCGCTCTCGTTGAACTTGTACCAGTGCGTGCAGGAGGCAGCGCATGCCGCGTACGCGCCGGTCATAACGACGGTCGCCGGCAGATCGTTCGCGGTGATCGCGCGCATAACGCCGTCGCCGTCGTAGAAGTGCGTCGCGATGCCGTCGATGATCACACCCCCGCGCGTATCGGGCGTCGGCTTGGGAAGCGCGGCTGCGGGTACGAGACCCAGCGTGCCGTCGCCGAGTGCGACCTGGTCCGCGGTGCCAATACCCTGGATCGCCATCATCAGGATCTTGGCGATCCGCTTCCACCCCTTCGTCGGTTCGTCGACCGGGCGGAAGTTGCCGAGCGTCGTGACCCCATTGTTGTCGATGGTGTCGCCCCGAGCGTCGTACCCGGGCACGACGTTGCCGAACGCGTCCGGCACCCCGAAGCCGAGCTGCGCCAGCCGCACTCCGTCCACCGACCAGAGCGACACCATGTAGAGGCCCGCGACGTCAGGCGTGAACGACGCCGAGACCCCCGCTTCGCCCAGGTTGCCCTCGGGGAGCGCCGAGCCGTAGGGCACGTCGTCGAGCTTGTATTGCCCAAACGCGGTGTCGGAGTTGGACACCGTGACGGCGTTGTCGATTACCCCGTCGACAGGGCTCGTGTTCGTCGCGTACGTGCCGTGCGGAGCCTGCGTGAATGTGAGGGTCGTCATCGCCCTTGGAGGCTACGCGGCGCACCCCACGCAGTCACGACCCGGGCGACAGGTCGTCGTAGTCGTTGTCCGGGTCGTGGGGTGTCGTCGACGAGCGCCCGCCGCCCCACGGCTTCGTCGACACCGAAATCGGGTTGTTCGTGGAGCAGTTGAACGCGATCGCCGGGATCGGAATCGGAAGGAAGGGAAGGAGCTGCCCGACACTGGGGAGCCGCGGCACGAGCCCTGGGAACGTCTGGAGCGGGAGCTTGAAGCCACAGAGCTGCGCCGCGGGCACCGGCGACGGCTGGAACGAGCTCGCCGCCGCGGCGGCGTCCTGGACCGCGGGGGGCGGTGCGTCGGGGGGAGGAGCGGCCACGGTGCGAATGTTACCCGAGTTGAAGACCCGGCACGGCGGCGCCGACGCCCGATGGCGGTGCGGCCATCGCCGCGCGCAGTGCCACCGCGAGCCCCGGGATCGTGTCGTACGAGGCCGTCGCCGCGACGCCCACCGCTGTTGCTACGGGCACCCCTGTTGAAACGCCACTGGTGAGCGCAGCAGTGATGGCAGGACCAACAAGGCTACCGCCGCCGGGCACAGCACCGGTGGCGGTGATGGTGGGCGCGAGCCACTTCAAGATCGCGACCACGATGGACCAGACCTGTTCGACGGTGACGCCGTGACCGATCGGCTGCGCACCCGACGTCGAGATCGTGAGCATCCCCGGCGAGAAGAACAGCGCGTCGCCGCCGTCGGCGAGCTGGAGCTTGGCGCTGCCCGCTTCGAGGTGGAGGCGCTTGTCGGCGACGTGGATCTCCACGAAGCAATCGGCGTCGCCGTTGCGGAACCCAAGCACGTCGGCGCCGAGTTGGAGCAGCGCCTTGTCCGCGTTGGCGAGGGTAAATGCGCCCGCCTCCGAAATCGCGAGGAACGCCTTCGTCGGTGCCGAATAGAGTAAATAGCTCGACCCCGCCTCGAAAATGTACGGCGCGCGCGTGCGCTTGAACGCGAAGTTGTTCTGCGTGACGTCGTTGCCTGCCACCATCGTCGGGAAGCGATCGACCTTGTTCGCGAGCCGATGAGTGATGACCGGGATCGCGCGTTCGTCACCATCGGGAATGGCGACGAGAACCTCTTCGCCAGCGACGAACGGGTGCCATTCACCCTCGCCATCACCGCCCGTCGCCATGCCGACGCGACACGGCACGATATGCCCCGAGGCGAGCAGCTTCACGAGCACCAGCGGTCCGGGGTTGTCTGGGTCGGCGAGGTCGACGGAGCGCTGGCCCTCCTGGTCGGGCATCACCTGTCCGTACGTCCCCCATTGCCGCGAGTCAGTGCCCGGGCCTGCGACGAGCTCGCGGATCGCAACGGCGTCGACATGCATGTGCGCGAGCCTACGCCGAGGCCGCGGCGTCCGCCGAGCCGTCGTCGGAGCCGAAGACCGAATCCGCGCGTACCTCGATGTAGTTCATGCCCTCGATGTCGAAGGCCACGCCCTCGTCGATGTGCCACTGCGTCGCGATCGTCTTGGTGCGGAACACCGTCTGGAACCCCGAGTCGCCGTACGCCTTCGCGTACGCGTCGGCGAACCCGCTGTCGAACCCGATATCGCGGAGGAACTGTGCCGCGCGCTGCGCGACGACCAAGTACTGCTCGATCTGGTTCACTGTCGGCCCCGTCGGATCGCGGTTCACCAGGAGCTCGAACGGGTCGCCTGCGCGCATGTCGAGGATATCCGGATCGAGGTTGCCGCCACCGAGCGAGGCGAGGTTCCTGGTGGAGACCTTAATTGAGAGCTCGTTGCGCCCGACGGTCTCGTAGATGTGCTTCGCGATTGCGATGAGTGCCGCCTCGGAGCGGAAGCCCGACACCTTGTGCACGCTCCACTTCGCATCGGTGCCGCCATCCCCCGGTAGCCCCATCGCGAGGAAATCGTCCTTGCCCGGGAACCGCCCGACGAGCAGCCGCTTCTCTGCGGGGAGGTAACAGCGCACCTCGATGTTGCTCGGGGCCTGGCGGTTGTACGCGCGACCGATGCCGATCTTGAGCACATTTCGCCCGTAGATGAAGACGCGGTGCGCGACACCCGCGCGAGGCATGAACGGGTCCGTGGGGCGCGGCGCGATCGTCGACGAGTAGAGCGTGCGCGCGCGCGTGATGACGACGGTCGTGCCCTCCAAGAAAATGAGGTGCCCGAGCGCGCCCGCGGCGTCCGTCAGGTAATCCCAAACCGAGAGCTTGCCCGCGCCGCCGCTCGCGCCGCCTGCGCCCGCGGGTGGAGGCCCGAGGTTGGGCGCGTAGGTGCCCTTCGCGAGTACTGATTCCAGCGTGGGCGCGGTGCCGACGCCGCGGTACTCGATGGAGAGGCCGACGAACTGCGGGAAGTGCGCGAGATACTTCGCGACCGATTGCGGAAATTCGATCTTCGCGTCGAGCACGAGCGCCGGCGGTGCCTCCTGGTCGATGAGGACCTGGGTGTTGTCGCGGCACTCCAATGTCGCTGTCGGCTCGCTCTCATCGTTGATGTCGACGTCCCACTTGTCGACCCACCCTTCAAACCGGAGGTTGGTGCGCGCGCGGCCGTTCGAGTCCACGTACTCGTCGGGCAAACCCACCGACGTCGCGCCCTCGCCGCGTCGCTCGTCGCGCATCTGCGCGCCGTGCTCTTCGACCGGGATCGTGCCGAGGTAGAACTGCACCGCGCACGCTCGGATCACTCGCGGATCGATCGGGCAGTCGACGAACTTGATCACGAAGCGCAGTGTGTCCGCTGCGCGCACGCCGTTCTGCGTCCACTGCGCCTCGCGCGGGATGATGCCTTCGATGAAGTGGGTGCGACCGTCGCTTGACGATCGCTGCTCCTGGGGGGAGCCGGTCTTCTGGTCGGTGGGTGTGCCGCCCTGAGGCATGAGCACCCACCGACGCGCGAACGGCGCGCCCGGGTTGAAGGGCACACTCTGGTCCTCGACCACGCGAAGCTCCGCGCGTGCATCGCTCGTGCCTTTCGCGTTCTTCGCCGGCTTCTTCGGCACGCGACTCTTGAGCGGTCCGGTGTCACCGAACTCCTCGAACCGGATACCCAAGCGGACCTTCGCCCGCGGGACATACGTCTGCTCGGGCGTGATGGTGTCGAAGTCGTCGGCCACGCGACGAGGCTACACCGAGGCATCGAGTCGGCCACGGGCAAGACCTATCTCAGCAACGAGCTCGACGAGGCGATCCTGCACGACTTCGTTTCGAATCCGACGAACGCGCTCGCGATCGACAACTTCGCGAGCCGCTTCGTCCTCTCGCGCATCGCCTCACGCCCCAGTCGGTCGCCCCGTCGTCAACGCCGGGATGACAACCGGATGGCCAACTGCCGGTGAGACCTGGGACCACGGCAGTCGGTTCGCCTTGGCGATGTCGGCGGCGTGGTCCGGGTCGCCGTAGTAGGTCATCGAGAGGCCCACGAGCGTGTCTCCTTCGCGAGCGACGTGGACCGCGAGGATGTCGCCCTGGCGTGCGCCCGAGAGAGTCGCAGCGGTGGACGATGCCTGGAGCGGCGCGCGCTCCGCGACGAACGCCCGGATTGACGTCATCAGCGTCACCGCGTCGTCGACGACGACGCGCGCGGTGTCGGCGGTGCCCGCGAAGTACCGCGCCGCGCGCACCACATCGATCGTCCCGGTCTTTGTCGAGAGGAGCTCGGCGGGCACCTGGCCGAGCGTGTCGCCGAAGTCGTTGGCCGTGCGCGCGATGTCTGCCGACATCGCGACCGCCGCCGTCTGCACCTGCGCCGGCACCGTCGCGATCTTCTGCGCGATGCCGGCGAGCGACTTGAGTTGCCCGGTGACGTACTGCACCTTGCGCGACGCCTGCGCGAGCACCTCGGACGGGTAGTCGGCGAGCGATTCGAGCTGACCGAGGGTGAGCGAGTTGGGCGCGCCGATCGACGCCGCGCGCGCGAGCTCGGTGGAGACCTTGCCGGCGGCGATCGATCCGGTGGTCGCGATCGACGCAGCCCATGCCGCTGCCGACGCTTGGCTACGCGCGACCTGTGCGACGAGATTCGCGTCGCGCGACGAGATCGGCGACGTCGGACGGCCGCCGCGTCCCTTCCACGCGAACTCGACGCTCCACGCGATGTCGTGTGCGCGCGTCGTTGGGAACTCCCACGACGTCGCTCGACCCTCGCGCACCACCGAGTCGTTGTCCCAGAAGTCCGGGCCGCTCGACCTCCACGTCACCCGGAGCAGTGCCCCCTCCGATAGCAGCGCCTCGAACGCATCGCGAAGCTGCTGAGGAGCGACGAGCGAGGTGATCGTTCCGTCAGAGTCAGTGAACGTCGAGCCGCTCTTGGCGAGGAGCGTGCGCTTCCACTCGCCCTCCCACGTGCTCGGCAACTCCGAGAACGCGAGAAGCTGCTGTGTGGCGTTCTTGTTCCCGGGATACCAGGTGGTCGGCACCTTCTGCGCCGACTTCCACGACGCCCCCTGGTGGGGGAGGCCGTTGCCCGCGAGAAACAGAGCGCGCGGGCGCCGACCGATGACGTCGACCTCTTCGATGAGGAGGAAGCTGGCGTACGCACCCACGGGATCCTCCTGCTAGACGAGCGGAGGTCTGACGACCAAAAAGCGCCTTTTGGTCGCTGCCCCCGAGAGGCTCACTGGCCGCGCTTCGTGGCCCACTTCATCAGCGGGTTGTCCGAGCCGGCGCCCGCCTTGCCTCCGCTCTTCTTGGCCGTCTTCTCGTTGGCCGACGAGCTCTCAGTGTCCGACCCCGAGTCGCTCGACGAGCTCTCGATGTCCGACCCCGAGTCGCTCGACGAGGAATCGGAACCCGCGATCTTCTTCTTGATGAACTCCGGCATGGACATCGGTGTTGCTCCGCGTCGAGGGATGGCGGGGCGGTGCGCCCCGCAAGCTCACCCCGCCGACGCTATCACGCACTCACGAGCCGAACACCCCCGCCATCCGCGACTGCGTGCGCGAGGCGGCCGCCTTCGAGACATCACGCTGGAACGCGACGAATACGCGATCCGGATCCTGGTCACGGAAGTCCTGCTTGAGGTTGAACGTCTGCCCGCCGTTCATGTTGATCGCTGCGCCCTTGCCGGCCGAGTTGGAGATGATCTTCTTGAGCTGCTCGCCGACGAGTGACTTGAGCGTGGCGTTCTTGATGTTGTCGCCGAACCCCTCCAGCGCCCCGCTCGCGAGTATCCCCGACTCGATGAGCACGCGCTGGAGGTCTTTCGACTTTTCGAAGACGCCCTCTGCGTACTTGCGCGCTGCATCGTCGTGAGCCTTCGTCGCGGCCTGGTACGCCATCACGAAGTCCGCCGCGCCGCCGAAGTCGTTCGTCTTCGCCTTGAGCGCCGCCTGATGGAACGCTTCGCCGCCGCCACTGGTGACGGCGTACGAGTTGATGTCGAGCGCGCCCTGGATGTAGCGATGGATCTCGTCCGCGCTCATCCCCGCCGCCGTCGCGGCGTCGTGGAACTTTTGCTGCGCCTTCTGGAGCTTGTCGATCGGCGCGTTCATGTCGCCAGCGATCCGGTTCATCTTCCTCAGCGCGCTCTCGGTCTTCGAGTCGAGCTCCCCCGGCACCGCACTACTGCCGGTGCCCGTGGCCATCTCGAAACCCTTCTTCGCGACGTAGCGCACCCCCTCCGAGAGCCCGCCAGTGACAATGCCGCTGATGATGCGGCTTGCGGTCATCGTGTAGTCGACGATCGCGCGCGCTGCGTCGACGACATCTTTGAACGCCTTGGCGACGGATGCGCCGTCATTCTTGATGTCGTCCCAGGCATCGAGGATGTCGTCCATCGTCGTCGAGAGCGAATTGCTGATCGAATTGGCGTCGTTCGACTCCAATGAGACGAACGTGCGCATGAAGTCGCCGACGAACTTGATGAACTCGGCGACCCGTTGACCGAAATTCTTCGCGTACGTGGCGATGAGCTCCTGGTGCTCCAGGAAGAACGTGCGGATGACGTTGATCTCGGAGATGACGGCCTTGACGATCGGCGCGCCCATGTCTTCGAGAATCTGGCGCTTCATGTCGGCCATCGACTGCTTGGCCGCGTTGAAGCTCAGGGGCATCTCTTTCGCTTTCTCAGCCATCTTTGTGACGGCCTTCTCCCCAAGCTCCAGCATCTTGTCGGGAGACATCTTTTGGAGCTGCGTGGCGACCTGCTTCGCGTTGCCGTGGAGCACGCTCGTCGCGGCGATGAGCTGAACCACCGGGTTCTTCGCCCTCACAACGCCTGCCTCCATCGCGGCGAACCCCTCCGACAGCTCGCTCATGCCGAGCCCCGAGATGCGCCCCGCCTTGGCCATTGCCGTTGTGAGCTCCTGGACCTGATCGACGCTCTTGCCCGAGCGCTCAGCGATCGCCGTAAACGCGTCGGTCATCTGCTCTGCCGAAACGCCCATCGCAATCGCGGTGTCTTCGAGCTCGTTGTGGACGAGCTTGGAGACACTTTTGATTTGATTGAGCGATGCGTTCTCCCCCGCCATCATCATCATCGCGGAGCCGACCTTCTTGACCTCCTCGCCCTCCACCATCGCCGCATGGAACGCCGATTCGGCGAGCGCACCCGCACCCGCGATGCCCGCGCCGATCGCTGCGACGCCCGCCGCCATCGCGACCACCGAGCCCTCGACGACGTACTTCATGTTCTCGAAGCCGCTCGTCGCCGACTTGTGCCCCTTGGCGAGCCCCGTGAAATACGCATCCGCGCTCTTCTCGTTGGCATGGGTCTGCTGCTCGACCTTCTTGGACGCCGCCGCAACGCGACCAAGCGAGGTTTCGATCTGCTTCGCCGTCTCGGCCGCGACATCATCGAGCACCAGTCGAATCCGAACCTCAGCCGACGGGTCTGACATGGGGTCTCTCCCGCGCCCCTCACGGGCGCTAGGGCGCGCGAGGGCGCCCCGCTCGTCACTCTACCGGCCCGCGCACCCGGAGGCCGCTAGAACGGCTCCCCGGGCCTCGCGTCACACCTCCCCGAGCAGGTCTTCACTCCCGCCGCCCTCATCGTCCAGGAGCTCCTTGAGATCCTGGAATTTCTCATCAAGCACCGACACCGGCAGATCGTCCCAAACGAACATCGACTGGCGCCCGTAACGCGCGAGGAAAACGATCTGCCGTCGCCGCGCCTTCTTCGCGAGCTCGATGTCGTAGTCGACGAACAGGTGCCAGTGCGCGTCGATGAGAGTGCCGTACACCACGAGGAGCCGCCGGATCGTCTCCTCGATCTCGCGCTCCTCTTCTGCGTCGCAATCGCCCTCCGCGCGCCTTACGGCGAGCGAACCGCGCTTCTGACAGCGACGCAGCGCAGTAGAAAATCCACCGTCTCCTCGCCGCTCGCGTTATGCGCGCGGTGGTAGAGGCCGATGATGAGGCGGCGGCCCTTGGCGCCGATCTCGCGCCAGAACGTCTCTACGTTCGAGAGCGGCCCCTGGGTCCAGTCGCACTTCATCCCGTCGATCGACCGGAGCATCTGCTTCGCGAGCTCGCCGACCGCGCGCTGGGAGTCGCCACCGGCGCGCTTGTAGGCGGCGTTCTCGTCGGCGGGCGTCAGGTCCCAGAGGATGCACGTGCGGTCGCCCTTGCCCGGGGTGCGCGTGAGGCCCTTCCGAATCCTGACGAAGTACACCTGGACGCCGGGCGGGATCTTGAACCCGTCGGGCACCTTCGCCCACGAAGGGAGCTTGCGCGGATCGCTGCACTCACGCATCTCCGCATCGCGCGTGTCCTCTTCCTCGTTCTCGCTTGCGTCGTCACCGTCCTCGTCGACGGCGATGACCGGTTGGTCGGGCTCCTCTGCGTCGGCTGCGATGCTCGCGGCCTCGTCGTCACTCGCCCGCTTGTCGATCGTGGCCTTGGCTGCCGCCGCGAACCCCGTCGACTTCGGCGCGGTCGCGGCCCCGAGGATCGACGCTTTCGGGTCTGCGGGTTCCGTCTCGATCAGGTCTTCGATGTCCATCGTCATGCGCCTCCGAGTGACGAAGCTACACCGCGGCATTGACCGACGCATGACCGAGACGCGAATCGAGGGAACCCCCACCGGCGCGCTCGATGTGAAGCGCTTCTACATGCGCGACGTGTACCTCGTCGCGAGGTGCCCCAAGTGTGACTACGAGACCAAGCACGACTTCGCGAGCGACTACCTCGCCTATCCGGAGGTGAACCGCCCGTTTGACCACGGCTGCTACTGCCCCAAGTGCGACCACGAGTGGACCGTGCGCCTGACGCTCTCACTCGCCCTCGCGGTGACGTCATGAGCAAGACCACCGCCGAAGAACGCGCCTACCAAGACGGTCGGCGCGAGACGTTCGCGCGCTTGCTCTCGCACTTCGCCAGCGAGCTCTACACGACGCGCCCCAACATGCTCACGTGCTCGCCTGAGAAGCGATGCGCGGTGCTCGAAGCCGAGCGCCTCGACACCATCACCGCGCTCCGCGAGTTCTGCGCTGAGCTCGGATACAACGATTGGCCCGACTCGCTGTACCTGCGCGACGTCGTGGCGAAGCACCTCGCGCGCACGCAGCGACAGCGATTCAGCGACCGTCTGCGCGAACTCGCAAACGACGCTTTCGAGAAGCTGCCGCCGAAATAGGAAAGACCCCCGTGGGGCGGAGGCGCGACCGGACCAAGACCCGGATTCCTTCCCACGAGGGCCACATCATCGAGCTCGCTCGGGAGGAGACGAGCCCGATCCGATCGCGCCGCCGGGGCGCTCTCGCGCCGCCCGGCCTTGGTGAATCTCAGAGCTGCGGTTGGAAGTCGTCGCACTCGAACGACATCTTCACCTTCACGTAGTCGCCACGCGACGACACCGCCACCGGCGTCGCGCCCCACGCGACATCGGGGAAGAGCACCGTGGGCGTCGTGCCGTCAGGGAAGTTGCAGATCGCGACCACGTTGAACACGAGGTCGGGCTGCACCCGCGACGCCTTGTCCTTGATGGCGGCGAGGAGCCGGAACCAATCCGACGAGTGAAGGTGGAGCTCGAAGTCCCCCTTGCACCCGTTGTAAATCGAGTCCTTCCGGTTGGTCTTCTCGCCGAGGTAGCCCTGGCTCTTGATCTCGAACTCCGGCTCGAAGTTGAAGTTCTGGATCTCGGTGAGCGTGTCCTCCAGGTCGGCGCCCCGGGTGATGAGCAACTGCACTTCCTGTCCGCGGATCCTCTGCTTGGCCACGTGTGTTCTCCTTTCGAGTTACCCGCGACTCACGCGGCCTAGGGGAGCTGCTCGACGACGGAGACCGTCGTGCCGACCGTCGCCTGAATGACGATGAAGTCCATCGTCGAGAGCGTCCGCACGTTCACGATCACCCGGAACATCCCCGCGGCGATTGTCTCGGGTGTGTTCGGCGTCACGGCGTCGACCGTGTAGCCGGCGATGCGCTGCGCGGCGGGTTGCTTCGACGAGAGGAGTCCTTCGAGGAAGCTCGTGATCTGCCCGGCAAACGCCTTGCGTCGCGCCTGGGTGTTGACCTTCTTGCCATATCGCTTCGCGAAGATCGCGATCGAATCCTCGACGTAATCAGCCATCCGTCGGCGGTTGATGTTGACGAGGCTCGGGTTGGCCGTCGGGTCGACGCTCGTGACGCCGCTCTGGAAGACGGGCACGCCCGCGTCGATGCGCAGCGCGCAAATGCCCGCCTTCTTGAACGCCGTGTAGTCGTCGACGAGGAGCGGGCTGACCTTCGACTGCGCGCGCGCCTGCGTGTCGACGCCGTTCACCGCCACGAGATAGTCGGTCTGCTCGCCCGGGTTCTGCTCGGGCTGCTGCTGGCTCATGATCGACGCAAGGAACCCATCGGCCCCAACGTCCACCGAACCGTCGGCGGTGAAGCCGACGCCACCCGAGAGGCCGACGCGCGCGATGACCGGCACCGTCGTGTTCGCCCCCGGCCACACGTAGATGACCCGCTGGTCGCGGTACGCGCCGACGCCCGGAGCAACGGTGGACGACTTGGCCGCGGCCTTGGGCGTGCCGAGGGGCGGGCGGATGATGGCGATGCGCCCGAGGCACCCGCCCGCGCTCGCCGCGATGGCGTTGGCGCGGAGCGCATTGCGCACGGCGTTCGACTGGCGCGCCGAGTAGACGATGTTCACGTCACTCGACGCCGAGCTCGGGTCGAGGGTTGCATTGAGCGCCGTCTGGTACGCGGCGTCGATTTGCGTCTCGGTGAGCGCGGCGCTCGTGGCTTGCGCGTTGATGACGGAGAACGACCCCGCCGTGATTGGCGTCGTCGACGAGACGGTGTTGATGTACGCGGCCGCGGCCGCGATTCCGCTGCCGTCGTCGGTTGCGTGTCGCACGGGCACCGACCACGGCCCCGCCGTCGACGCTGCGACACCGCCGATGGTGACGCCGCTCGCCGAGAACACGATGTCCTGCGTTGTGACGAACGTCCTCGTCGCGCGCGGCGTGCTGTTGTGGACGATGGTCCCCGCGGGAATGAGCCCCGAGGTCGGACGGCTCGCGGTCGCCGTTGCTCCGACGACGAAACCAAGCGCGGTGGCGGTCGTGTGCGTGCCGACGGTGATGGAGCTCGCGACGGTCGCCGACACGCGCAGCGTCCCATCCGGAAGCGTGTCGACGAGGGTGTTTGCGATCGCAGCCTCGATGACCGCCTTGACTTCGGCGGGGGTGACGGCGGCGATGTTGGCAAGGTTCTTCGAGCCGGTGCCCGTGGTCGTCCCTGCGGTCAGGTTCAGTGCCGCGAGCACGCCCGCCGAGCCGGCGATGATGCGGACTTGGCCGCCGGTGCCGAGCTGTCGACCCGTGAGGCGAAGCTGGCCGCCATCCGTATCGGCGAAGTTGAACCCGGCGTAGAGGTTGATACGCGCGGCGACGAGGGCGAACGTCGTGTCGCCCGCGAGGAACGTCACCGTGAAGTTCGGGTGGACGTTGATGTCGTCGAACCCGAGCGTCAGCGTCTCACCCCCGACGAACCCCGCCGGCGAGCCTGCGCCCGCGCCGGTGACGGTCGCGGCAGTCGCGTCGAACGTCGCGTCGACCTGACCGGCGCCGAGATCGAACGAGACGATCTGGCCTGGCGCGAGCACGTACCGGAACGCGCTCGCGCCGAGCAGGAAGGGCAGCGCGGTGAAAGCGACGCTGCCGACACTCGTATCGACGCGGCACACCTGGAGCGCGGAGAACTTCTTCCCCGACAGCTGCACCGCGCCGTTGCCGTTCCACGTCTCGCCGACGATCACGTCGTCGGCGTAGCGGATGCGCGCGCACGGGTTGTTTGCCTGGGAGAGGGCGCCGCCGATGTACCCGAGCCCGCCGAACGTCGTCTGCACGTCCGTCGCGCTCACCACGTCGGTCGGCACGTTGTACGGCCCGTTCTCGAACTCGCCGACGAGCAGCACCTTGCCGGCGCCGACTGCGGTGATCGACTCGGGCGGGGTCAGATCGAGGATGTTGACGGCCTCGACCTGGAGCAGCACATCAAGACCAGGATCGTCCGTGAACTTGCGGATGAACATCGCAACGCCTCCGACTGGTGAACTCGGTCCCGGCGCGCCTTCCGGTCTCGATGGAGCGAGACTCGCACGCACCCGTCAACGGTGTCACGCGCCGACGTGCTCGCGGACGCGTTACTGCCCCGCCTGCGCGTCCACGAGCGTCGGGTGACATCCCGGAGCCCCAACCGGTCGCGCGCGTCCTAGCGCCCCTCGGGGCGCCCGCGTGCGCGGGACCAAAAAGCGCCTTTTGGTCAGGGCGTCCGAACGATCGTCGGTTCGGTGACGGCGCCGTCGTCGGCGAGCTCGGCGGCGGTCGCCGGATTGAACGCATCACCCGGCGCCTTCACGTCGACGAGCGCGCCCATGTTGGTCTCGACGTAGTTCACCAACGCGACCTCTGTCAGCACCATCATCACCTGGATCTCGGCGATGAAACGGCGCTTGGTGTTCGAGCCGTAGTCGCGTGAAAGCGATCGTTTCTGCACCTGAAACGCGACGAGCTGGTTGTAGTAGCTCGGCATCTTGAAGCGGATGCCGAACATGCACTCCGTCGGCGTCAGCGCCGCGACGATGCCTGCGACGAGCCCGCGCCTCATCGCGATCGTCGGCGCGACGACTTCAATCGTAAACGTCTCGCGGTACTCGCTCATCCACTGCACGACCGTCCCCGGCCAGTAGACGTCGCGCGATTCCTCTTCGATGAAGTTGCCGAGCCCCAGCGCATCGCTCGTGCCCTCCGCGGGTACGAACGTCACCGCGGGAAGCTGCGCATCGTCCGCGTCCTCGCTGGGTTCGATCTTGATGTTCGCCGACGGCACCTGGAACGGCACCGGTGGCCCGCCCACATCGCCCGCCCGGTAGAACGTCAGCTCCGAGAGGTACAGCTTGAGCACCTTCAACGCAGCGGTGCGTCCGTCGTGCGGCTGAGGCGGCGGATCGGGGCGCGGCGGAACGACCTCGCCGAAAGGCTCGCGCCAGATCAGAGAGCGGAGGCGCTGCGAGAACGTGGGCATGACGCCCAGCCTACCGCCCGAGCTCGCGCGAAACCTCTTCCTGCACGAACTGCTGCACCTTGCCGAGGGCGCGCTCCATCACGCGCAACCCGCGCCCGCCGCCAAAGATGCCCCGTTTCTTCATCGACTGCGCAATCGCCCACGCCGCGCTGCGCGCCGCCGCCGCGGGATCCTCGCCCGGCTCGACTTGGACGATGCCCTTGCGCTGCGCCCACGCCGCGATCTCGTCGATCATTCGGCGCCCGATCTTGATGTTCTCCGCACGCGCGCCCCACTCGATGATGGGCGCATACGGCAGCGGGTTGTAGACGTCGGAGCTCAACGCCGTGTGCGTGACCGCCCACGCCATCCGGTAGAGCCCGCGGTCGACAGGCAGATGCGCCCCAGGCACTTCTGCCGGCGTGTTGGGGATGACCGTCGACTTGATGTGCGAGAGCAGCCGCGTCGCTGCGCTGTAGACGCCGCGCCGATACGCATTCTGGACCTGCGCACCGATCGCATTCCCAAGGTCCGGGAGCTGGCGAATGTCGAAGCTCTGCACGCCCCGAGACTACTCGTTGTCCGCGTCGGGCATTTCCTCAAGCTCGTCGTACTCAGGGGTCTTCGCCGGGATGTCCGTGCGCCCGCCAAACGTGCCGACGCGCTCCAGCGCCATCACCCACTGAACGTTCTCCGCGTCCATCGCTGGCGGCGAGAGGAGCCGAAATCGCATCGGCTCGGGCGTCGCCTCATGGCGGCCGTCCTCGAAGAGCTCGTAGTAGAAGTCCCACGGCTGCGGGATCGTGTCGACGCGCCGCCCATCGGGCAGGAGCTTCCCCGAGAGCGTGCCGAAGTCGAACGACGTCGACACTTCGCGCAGCCGAATCGATCCGACCGGGTAGGCGCCCGCCGCGAATGGCCCGCGTGTGATCGCATCAAGCGACTCGCTGACCGGCGTTGGCAGAATCTCGACGCGCGCGATCTCCTGGTCGGTGCCCTCGCCGCGCTCCTCTCCCGTCGCCCGCGTCCACACGAGGAATACCCGGTACGGGCGCGCCCCGAGATTGGTCGCGATCTGGCGTACGCGGTCCGCCACGCCACCCATCCGAGCGACGAGCGACCGCTTAGCCTCGCGCGGCGAAAGAGGGCGCGGTTTGGGCATCGCCGCCTCAGCCGTCCATGCCCGCGTCCGGCGTCGCGACCGGCGCACAGCTCTCGCCGCGAACCTTTGCCAGCGCCACACGGTGCGCCGACAACACGACGTCGAGCCACGGCACCAGCGTCGCATCGATCCCGCAGATCGCCGCGACCTCGGGCGTCGGCTTGAGCAGGTTCGCGACGATGCACGCGCTCTGCGTGCCGTCGATGACCCACTTCGCGTCCTTCTTCGCCTCCGCGCACGTCGCGCCGAAGCCACTCATCGCCACCGCGCCGCCGAGAGCGAGCGCGCGCGCGCGCATCGCAATTCCGAGCTTCATCATGTCCTCCTAGTTGCTCACGGGCACGTTGATCGACCCACCGACGCCCGACGGCCCGTCGCCGGCGATCGATCCGCCAAAGCGGAAGTCGAAGGGGTTGGGCATCACGCCGAGCAGGTTGCCGAGCGCGCTGCGCCAGTACTTGTACCGCTGAACCAACTTCTCGAAGTGGTCGTCGCGGAGCTCGATGGATCCAACCTTCTTGGCTTCGAGGTCAGGCATCGACTCAGCGAGCGTCTCTTCGATCTCGTCGAGCCGCGCGAGGTAGTCGCGGAAGAGGCCCAGCGCCTCAGGCAGGATCTTGGGGAACGCCCCCTCGATCATGAACTGCGTCTGTGTCGCCGCCGGGATGCCCCCGTTGAAGGTCATCGCCGACGTGACGTTGAGGTAACCGAGGTGCTTGCGAGCTCGCACCTGGTCCTCGGGGCTCACATGCACGGGCACTGGTCCATCTCCTTCCGCTGACTACCGCCCACTCACGCAGTCATCGTCATCGCGTCGTCCTTGGGCTCCTCACTCGCGGGCGCTGCGGGCGGTGAAGGCGGATCGATGTCTTCGAGCACGATGCCCTGCGATCGCAGGTACTCGATGTCGTACTGCGTGCTCTCGACGATCTTCCCCGCGGGCATCGCCGACTTGAAGCCGTTGAAGACGACGTGACCGCCGTTCATCACCTGATAGCGGCGCGCCTTCGGGGCGTTGGGGCGCTCCTCACGCATCGCGCTCGCGATGACGTGGCCCTGCTGGCTCGCGGCGCGAGGGGCCTGGGCGGGGATGATGCCCGCCGAGCCGCCGCGCATCGACGGCACCGCACTCACGCCGATCGGGCGCTGGATGAATCCTTCGTTTTCTCCCCCCGCGGCGGGCGGGGGAGCCTTCTGCTGCGTGTTCTGAACCGGAGATCGGGCCATGTAGGTTGCACCTCCGCGGCCCACGATAGCAAAGCGGCGTCGACACGCGAGGATCGACGCCGCTTTGCTCACTCCGGATCGCGCGAGAGGATTACTGCGCGAACTCCACGACCAACGCGCGCTTGTAGCGCTGTGGACCGCTCGGCGCCGTGATGTCCGTCGGCATCGCGAACGCCGTCGTGATCGACCACGCGGCCGACACGTAGTGGCCCAGGCGATCGAGCGGCGCGCGCAAGTAGAGGCGCACGTGCTCGGCGGAAACCGCGATGCCGTTCTGCACCACGTCGAACTCGCCGACCTTGCCGATCAGCCCCGCCTCGCTGACGTACTGCGACTCGTCGAAGCCCTTCTCGTAGCCCATCCCCTGCCCGGTGATGATGATGCGGCCGATGTTGACGCCGTTGTTGTTCGTCGACTCGGCGCCGATCTCGCGCGAGTAGTACGCCTTCGTCCCGGTGGCGGTGCGCGCGCCGCAGTTGAGCGGGTTCGGCGCTTCGTTGTTCAGGTAGAACATCACGCCCGAGGTGTGGCCGATGAAGCCCGCGCTGTACGCCGCGCCCTCAGGGAGCGACTGGTTGAGGCGCTGATACACCGGGTCCGCGAACATGCCGGCGTTGCCGATCGGCGAGATGTGCGCGTGATAGTAGCCGTCGTCGTGCGGGGAGACGTTGTTTGAGCGCAGCACGGCCACCGCGTTGATGATCGTCTGGAGCTGGAGCGTGTCGGATGCGCTGATCGAGTCGACCGAGAGGCCACCCGAGGAACGAATGACCGTCGGCGCGTCGACCGAAACGATCGGCGAGCGGATCGGGGCACCACCGCCGCCGAGCGCCGCCTGGAGGTAGAGCGTCCCGGGACCGTACGCATCGGTCGGATCGTCGGCGTTGCAGCCGATGACGTTCGCCGCGATCGGGGTGACGCCATTGTAGACGGTGACCGCGAGCGGGTTGGCCGGCGAGACGGGCTGCGGCTTGGCCGAGACCGACGTGTTGAGAACGGTCGTGAAGCCGTTCAGCGACGCGACACGCAGCGTGGTGTCACCGGCGACGGCCGCGGAGATGAGGTTCGACTGACCCGAGAGGTAAGCCTTGAACATCGCGTTGCGCGCGACGCGGTTGACCGACTGGCCCGCCTGGAGGCCGAACGTCTTGACCTTGTTGAGGAACAGGTCCGCGTTCGACGTGACGCTCGTCGGCATGTGCACGTCGATCGCCGACGCGATGAGGTTCAGCTGCACGAGCCACTGCTCGTACGGCACCTCCTGCGGCAGCGGCTCGGCGCCGACCGCGAGCGGTTCGACGACGGGCGACATCAGCCCGGAGCGCGTCTCGTAGAGCTCCTGGCCGGTCTGCGCGTCCCACTTCTCCCAAGGGAACTCCGCGCGATACGCGAGGTTGGGGAAGAGGCCGTCGTAGAAGTACCGCGCGAGCAGGCCCTTCTGGTTCAGATCGAGAACGGTAGGCGGGATGCCGAGGACGATGCCGGGATTGGCCATGAGGGAAACCTCCGCGTCGAGTGCTCATCACGCTGCGCCGTCGAGGCGCGCGCTGGGTGGAGCAGCGATTCGGATCCCGGTTCCCCGCCTGTTGTCCCGCCGGCGTCTGCGTGAGGGATCTGCCCGTTGCACTCGCGAGAATCGGTCGCCGCGCAGCGCAACGTCAAGCCCGAGAACACAACGAGCCCCGAGGATCTCTCCCCGGGGCTCGCTCTCACGCGACCAAAAGGCGCTTTTTGGTCAGGGCAGGCCGAACGCCTTCATTTGCGCGCGCGTGTACGCCTGAGGGTGCTTCGGGTCGACGCGTGCCCAATCGATCGCACCCGTGTTGCTGCCCGGCTTGGGTGCGGGACGCTTGTCACCGCCGACGCCGTTGTTGAGGAGCGCCTTGGACGGCTTCTTCTCACCGCCGCTATCGCCACTCGCCGGCGGCGCGCTTTTGGCGAACTTCGGCTTGTCCTTCGCGAGCTGCTCGAACCATTCCGCCACGTCGGTGTCCTTGAGCTTCGCGACCTCCCGCGGCGAGAGGTTCTTGCGCAGGTGGTTGGCGAACCGCTCCATCGCGTCCTCCAACAAGTCCTCGTCGATGAACTTCGAGGCGAGAGACGAGACACGGCGCTCCTGCACCGAGATGATGTGCTTGTCCTCGGCCGCCGCCGCGCGCGCCTCCGCAGCCTCCGCGCGCGCCTTCTCGCGGGCGAGCTCCTCTTTCATCTTCTCCTCTTCGGAGAGCTTCGCTTTGCGCGCCTCTTCGGCGTCGGCTTCGAGCTTGGCGAGCTTGGCAAGCTTGCTCTTGATCTCTTCGGGATCCGTCGTGCCGAAGTGCTCCTTGAGCTGCGACTTCGAGTAGCGCGTGAGGCGCTTCTTCAACGCCGCACCCGAGATCTGGTACGGCTGCTTCTCGTCGAGCTCGTCTTCGCCGTCGACGAGCTCGCGCGGGCTCTTGGGCTCGGGGGCGGACTTTTCTTCGGGGGCGGTCTTCGCCTGCGCGGCGGACGGCTGTTGCGCCGAGGGCTTGGGGGCCTCGGGCGTAGCGGAGGTCTCGGGGGTCTTGGTCTCGTTGGTCTCGTTGGTCGCGCCGTTCGTCATCAGGGAATCCTCCGCGGGCGCGCCAAAATGACGTTGGGCGCGAACCCGTGCGAAGAATCTCGCAGAGCTCGCGCCCAACGTCACGCGTGGTCGCGAATCAGACCGCCGGCGAGGTGCCTTCGAGCAGCCCGTCCACGTCGATCGCGCTCGCGACTGCGAACTTCACGCGCGCGCTCGTCACGGCGTCGGCTGCCGCGAAGTGAACTTCCGTCTTGGCGAGGTTGAGTGCGGAGAACGTCGACGCCGGCAGCGTGTCGGCCGGCGCCTGGATCATCAACTTCGCCGTGAGCGCACCCGAGAGCGACTCCGACTCCATCAGGAAAAGCACGCCGCGCGCAGTGTACTGCGCCGGGATCGTCGCAACGCCCGCTGCCCCGGAAACCGGCAGCGTCAGCTCCACGACGTCGTACTTCTCGGGCTCGTAGCAGATGTCGAGCGCGGTCCACGCGTCGGCCGCGGCGAAAAGGAGATCGCCGTTCGGCGCGACGGAGCAGTGACCCGCGGCGGGCGCCGTGTTCACGGCGTTGTAGAGGCCGTGGTCGATCGTGAGCGCGCCCTTGGCACCGGCACCGGCGCGCGCGTACACGCTCTTGATCGTGTGGCACTTCGCCGACTCGGCGAGGGTGAGCGAGTTGACCGCCATCTGGAGCACGTACGGGTTGGTCGTCGCGTCGACCGACTTGTTGCGCAGGAACGTGCGCAGCGAGCGGATGACGGCGCCGAACGCGATGAGCTGGAGGCCCGTGGAGATCCACCCGAGCAGCGCCGAGTTGAGGCGCCCGAGCACGGTGTTGCTGTAGTCCTTGACCGACATCGCTGTAGTCCTTTCGACGGTGGTTGAGGCGCGACGTCTTCGCCGCCGTGCGGGAGACTACACGCGTCAGCGGTGCAAATGCGAAAGGGGCCGGGCCGACTCGGCCCGACCCCCTCGGATGTCGCGGGCGCGCCGCCCTCAGAGCGGTCCGCCCACGAGCCACTCCACTGTCCCGGAGCCCTCGACTTCGAGCAGCGTCAGCCATCGCGTCGGGTCGAACTCTTGGATGATCTGCCCGCCGCCGACGGAGCTACCGACGTTGGTGACGGCCGACGTGACGCCGCCCGCAGGGTTGTTGAACGTCATCCGCACCTGCATCGGCGCGTTCGTCTTGAGGTAGAGGAACGTGCCCTGCGTCACGGTGTCGGTGGCGCCGACACCCGAGAGCGCGACGAACGCGAGCGGACTTGCGACGTTGCGCTTCTGCATCCCCGAGTCGACCAGGAGCGGCTTGAGCGATGGTGAGAGCGAGAGCGGCACTGACGACGCGCCTGCTGGAAACGCGCCGCTCGCGTCTGACGGCTGGACGTAGAGCGTGCCTGAGAGCGTCGCGTTGGGCATCAGCGGTCCCGCAAGTTCTTGAACGGCTTGGACGTCGAGGTCGGCGGCTGACCCGGCGAAGCCGTGTCCTTGAACGGCGTGCCCGCGATCTTGCTCGCCGGATCGGGGGTGACGTGCGGCTGGCTCGCCGGGCGCGCCTGCTGCGGGCGGTTCGGGAACAGGTCCGCGGGCAGCGCGCCCGCAGGCGCGGCGGGGCTGGCGCTGGGACGACTGGCGATGAGATCCTTCGGCGGCGGCGCGCCGGCAGCAGGCTGGATCGAGACGCCGGCAGAGCCGGCCGCGTCGGCGATGAACGGGGGGTGATTCGGCTGTGCCATCGTTTCGATCTCCTCTTTGGGGGTCACTTCATGTTGCGGAACGGCTTCGCCCCAGGTCCGCGACCGTGGTCCGGATACGAGGGAGCGAGAGGCGGCGAGACGTCGGCAATCTTCGCCGAGTCGCGCTCGGTGAGGCCGTGGTCGCGCGCGGGGAGCGTCGCGGCCTCGCCATCGGTGTGACCGGCAGGGGCCGGGGCGGGCGTGAGCTTGTACGACTTCGCGGACATCGACAGGACCTCCCAGCGAGCCCGCGACCAAAAGGTGCCTTTTGGTCGTCGAGGCTGACCCGAGAGGTAACAGCCGCACCCCACCGGAGCAACGCTACTCGCTCAGGAGTCGCCCCCGCCCTCGTGCGAGGGCGTCTCCACGGCCGCGTCGTTCGAGCGCTCGGCGGGACGTTCTTGGGCCTTCTGCTCGGGGCGCCGCGGCGACGGCTTGCCGAACTGTTCGATGGGCACCGTTGACCGCAGCGGGATCGGGGGCATCGCCTTCGCCTTGTGCCCATTCTTCGACGGCGGATGCTCCGCAGCCCACCGCGCCGCCACCTCGCCAGGACTCTTCGGGTGCATCTCCGCGGGGAGCTCCCACGCAATGCGGTGCGTGACCATCGCCTCGCGATCGTTCGGGCGCGCGGGCGGATGCTGCACGAGCCCCGTCCAAGTCTCGAACGCCTCGGTGGGGCGGCGGATCTGACCGTGGACGGCGTATGAGTCAGCGGCCGTCCGATTGTCGAAGATCGCAATCAAGATCTTCACGACGTCGCCTAGCTCGTCATCCGCCTCGCGCATCGCCTCGAACGCGCCGCGGTTGAACGCGCCGGCAAGCTCGGTGCGCACGATGCGCTCGGCCCACGACCGCGGCGCACCCTGGAGGAACGGCGACCGCACCGTGATCTCGTCACGCATCTCGGAGAACGACTTACGCGCGATGAGCCCGCGCTGAAGCGTCTTCTCGAAGACCGAGATGGTGTTGAGGCCGTAGCGCGCGAGAATCCCTTCCTTCGCCGGCACTGGTTCGACGAGCTCGCCGAGTCGTCCGACCCGCGAAGCGGGCTCACCCGAGCTCGCGAGCCGCGAGAGAATCGACGACTGCGTGCCCTGCACCGCCGCGTCGATCATGCGCGCCTCGTTGAGCGCAAGGGGCTGGACGCCGATACCGCGGAACGCCTTGTCCGCCTCGTGGAGGTACTCGGCGGTGTTCGTCGCTGCCTGCTCGGCGGCGCTCATACCGTCAGAGAGGATCTGGTGCGCGAGCTTCTTGTTGAGGTCACGCTGGACTTGCTTCACCTGCTCCAGCGTCGCGCGGAGTTGGGCGTGGGTGAACGTGTCGTCGCCAAGCCCGCGCCCAACCGCCTCGCGGATGCGTTTCTCCAAGTCGCGTTGCGACTCCGCGAGCATCGCCCGGGTCGACTTGAGCCCCTTCTCCGACGAGATGCGCAACACGTCCGCGCGGTTCTTCGCGAGGACTGCGCGCGCCCTCTCAGCCGCCTTCGCATTCGCCATCGTACCCGCGAGCCTACAGCGTCGATCGGTCCGCTCGGATCCACATCGCACGCTAGCTCTCCAACGGAATCACCCACACGTAGCCGTTGCAGTCGGAGAAGCGTGCCGACTTCGCGCGGTGCGACGAGATCTCGAACCCCTACCCGGAGAAAAACCGAATCCAGAACGAGCCGCGGACGATGGAGCCCTAGACCGGATCGAGATGGAATCTCATCACTCGTCGGATGTCGCGCCCGAGCGCAGCCGTCGACCGCCGGCGATCGCGTTGAACCGCGCGAGCAAGTCGAGCCGCCGGAACTCCAAGTGCATGTTGCCGTTCTTGTACGTCTTGAACGCGAAGTACGGCGTCTCGCCGTGTCCGGTGAACGCCTTGTCGCGGATGAGCGACGAGATCGCGCTGTAGTGGGTCTTCGTGATTTGGCCGCGCCCGTCGAGCGCCGAAAAGACGTTCTCCAATGCCGTGAGGTACTCGTCGGTGCGGTAGTGGTTCACGCGCCACGACGAGCAGAGCTTCCCCCACGGCTCGACGACGTGCATGAGCACGATCTTGCGCGGCACTTCGTACTCGCTGTTCTGCTTGTACTTGGAGCGTCGCGGCCGCAGCCAGTCGAAGACCTCTTCGATCGCCTCGGCCAGCATCACGTCGAGGTTGGCCGAGATGCTTGTCACGAAGTCGCTGACCGAGCGCTCCGTCACCTCGGGGAGCTCGCGGCGCTCGACCTGGCGCTGGAGCTCCTGCCACCGCGTCGCGCTCATCATCCGCCGCAGCTCCAACCGCTCGATGAGCACCTGCCAAACGTCGTGGCGCATCGCGAGCAACGCATCGTTCACCGCGCGGTCACCGAGTGCGAAGTAACGATCGCCCGTGACGCGGATTGTCCGGCACGAATCCGCACGGAACGCGTCGTTGAGCCGTATCTCTGCCTCCTGGAGCTCGGCGTACGCGACGCGAATCTTCGCGACCGCCTCCTCGTAGACGCGTACGAGCTCGGTGATGGTGAGGCGGCGGGCGAGTGTGACGCGGGGCATCCACCGTTCGATGCCGCCTCGGGTGCGCGAACGACAGGGCCCCCGATCGCAACAGCGACCGGGGGCCCCTCATCACCGCACCGTGCTCAGACGGTCGCCGGCGTCTTCATCGCTTCGAGTGCGGCCTCGATCTGCGCGATGAGGTCGTTGGCCGCCTGCGTGGTCGTGGTCACATCACTCGCGGCCGCCGTCACGGCCGCCTGCGCGGCGACGAGCGACGCCTGCGCGTTCGCGAGCGCAGCAGCGGCGACCTGTTCTGCCGAGCGCGCGGCCTTGAGCTGGTCGATCTGCGCGAGCACTGCCGAAATCGGATCGATCGGGTCACCCATGTGACTTCTCTTTTCGTGATGCCGGTGACGCCGGCGGGGTTGGTGTCGCGCGAGCGACATGCTCACGCGTCGTCATCCTTCTTCAGCGGGAGCCCACCGCCCAGCGACGGGGCCGCTGGCGGCTTCAGCGGGCCCGCAGGCGCGCCCGAGGGAGCTCCAGGGAGCTTGGGGCCGCCCGGAGACGGCGGGCCCTTCCTCGGAGCGCCAGGGAGCTCGAGCGGGGGTGTCTTGAGAGCGTCGGCGGGCGGCGGCTCGCCGACCTTGCCGAGCTCCGCGTTCGCAGCGCTCGCGACCGTTTTCGCGTTCTTGGCCTTGAACTCGGCCATCGTCAGGTCGCCATCGGGACCCGGCAGCGGCGGCAGGTTGATGCTCGCGCGCGCCTCGTTGACCGTAATGATGGTCGCGAGATCGGTGGGCGCGAGAGTGATACCGCCCGCGACCTTGCCGCCCTTCGGCTTCGTGCCGTCCTCGTCATCGGCAGGCGTGTCGGTGGGCTTCGCGCCGATGTCGACACTGCGCGAGATCGTCGCGCCGCTCGGGAGCTCCTGAGTGTGCGTGACCGAACCCGCGGCTGCGTCATCGACGTCGCCGAGCATCGCCGCCGTCTTTGTCTCTTCTTCGGCGAGACCCGCCTGCATTGCCTTCCACTCTGCCTCAGGGTCATGGCCGACGAGCGAGGCCATATAGCGGGTGGCCGTCTGCTGCGTCATGAACGCCTTGCCCCCCGTCGCGGCGGTGAGCGCGGGCGCGGCCTTGGAGAGGTCATCGACCGTCGGCGAGAAGAACGACGGCCACTGGAGCTCCACCTCACCGCTCTCGCCCGGTGAGCGCTCGACCACCGTCACCGTCTCCTCGCCCGTGGGCAGGCCGTTGTCGTCCAACACCGGCGCGCGCTCGAATCGCGGCGGGTAGTTCAGTCTGACCTCTTGCTCTTCTTCGCTGCCGTCGTCCTGCGTGACGGTGACGCGCGTGCCGATCATCCTCGTGGCGACCGAGTTGATCTGGTCGAGCATCCGCACGATGAGCGCGCCGTACTGCTCGCGGAGCACCGCCGCCTTGCCGAGCATCGGTTCGAAGAGCGTCTCAATCGTCACCGACGAGACGCCGTTCGCCGCGATTTCTGACGGGTCCGGCACAATGCACTGCGCCGTCTCCAACGCCGACCGGCGCTTGGATTCGAACAGCTTGAGGCCCGCCTCGATGCTCGTGCCCGCGAGCTCCATGTACTCCGCGTCGCCGTCCTTGCCGGTGACGATCGCGTTGTCGGAGCCTTTCTTGACCGCGCCGCGCGCGACGAGCTCGGGGTCCATCTTGAGCTTCAATGTCGGGTCGAGGTTGAGCACCCCGCCACGCGCAAGCACCGAGTAGAGGATGTCGAGCGTGTCGCACGTCTCGTAGAGCCCGTCGTAGTCGGGCAGCCCGTCGATGTCCTCGTCATTCGGGAGGTTCTGGCACCAGTGGAAGTGACACGCGCCTTCGCCGTGCGCGACCGACTTCTCCACCGTCCAGTTCGGGATCTCCACCGACTTGTCGAAGCGCACCGGGGCAAACACGATGTCCTCGTCCAGCGTCCAATCGCGCCGATACCAGAACCAATTCATCGCCCACGCGCGCTTCGTCGCGTCCCACTCCTCTTTCTCGAACAGGTAGCACTCCGTCGCCCACGCCGGCACGAGCGCTGAGCGGTCGGCCCATTCGTGGACAAAGATGTTCTTCGCATTGTGGACTTCGATGCGCGGGCGCCCGTTCACGAACGACCACGACATGCCGACAGAGCCCATCCCGCCGCCGAGCGTGCGCGCGCGGATCATCTTCACCGGCAACCCCGCAAGCCGCGAGGTGGCCTGGGTGAAGTCGCGGCGCGCGTCGTCGCCCTCGACGCGAAGCTGAGGGAAGCGGTTCTTGCCGAACAGCAGGTTCGTGAACGCGCCGACGATGATCGGCCCGAGGCGGTAGGGGGAGCTCGGACGGCGGTTCCTCATCGGCACGAAGAACGGCACCTTCTCCTGCGAGATCATCGGCTGCGTCGCGCCGGCGCCGGTCGCCTTAGAGATCGAACGACCGTCGAAGTCGTACAGCTTGCCGTCGTGCTGTCGGTTTTCGAGATACTGCTGGCGCCGGTTCAGCTCGCGAAAGCGCGCCGTGTCGAGGATGGCGCGCGACGGCGCGAACCCCTGATTGAACGGGTCCGCGCCGCCCACCGCCTTACCGTATGAGGACTGCCCGACCGCCTGCCCGTTCGCCATCATCGACATCCGTCAGCCTCCCGCGCGAGCTCGTGCCTGCGCGATGCGGTCCGCAACCGTCCCCCGTCTCGCCACCGGCGCCGGTAGAGGCTCGCGCGTCGCCTCACGCGCCTCTGCCACCATGCGCTGTGCCGCTGGCGACAACGCCACTGGTGGGATCGGTGTGTCATCCTCGTCGTCCGATGGCGACTCGCCAGCGAACGCCGTCTCGCTCTCGGAGGACAGCGGCGGCTTGAACGCCGCCACGCGCAGGCCGATTCGGATGAGTGCGACGCCAGCGAGCTCGCGCACGCGGGTGAGGAAGTCGACGAGCATCGTCAGTAGCCGATCGTGGTGAGATCAGCGGCCATCGCGAACTCGTACTCCCCCGCCGGCGCAGCCGCCGGGTTGGTGTCGTTGACGACGAGCATCACGAGCTCGCCACCCGCGGTCATGTCCGCGAGCGACGCAGCGTCGGCGCTCTTGGCGCGCTGGGAGATGCCAAGCGTGTCGAAGAACGAGATCTTGCCGTCTTCGAGGTTCGTCACCGGCCCGAGCGCAAACCAGCGCTGGGTCAACGAGTCGTACACGTAGAGCTGCGCGGGGAGCGCGACCGGCGTACCAATTCCCTTGTAGTTCATCGCGACCGCGATGCGGTGCGCCGGCCACCCGTTCACGTCGAGGAATCGGTGAGCGAGCACGTTGTCGAGCTCGTCTCCCCCGACCATCACCGGCGCCGAGACGCCGTAGACCGGCGCGCCGGGCACCACGTCACTGCCGAGCGCGGTGCCACCGGCGCCCTTCCACCGCGAGAACTTCTTGTGCATATGCATCGCCGCCGTCTCCTTCGGAGCCCGGCTGCGACGACCAAAAGGCGCCTTTTGGTCAGACCAGGCTCACCGCGGCCCAGGCTACACGAAGCCCCGGCCCAGCGCCGTAGAGCCCGAGCCCGAGGTAGCCGTCATTCGGCGAGAAGACGCGCGCCGACCCGCGCACGATCCATCCGCCCTCGGGGCGCTCGGCGCCCAGCATCGAGAGATCGAACGCCGGCTCGCGTTCGTCCGCTGCGAAGCCCGGTCGCTGGGCGAGCGCTTGAGTGGTGTCGGGAGTGATGCGGATCTGCCCCGTGAAGCGATCCGTCTTCTCCGCGTCGACGTTGCGCACGAGTCGCGCCGCCCACCGGATCATCTGATGGCGCTGGGTTACGAACATCAGCATCGGGCACACGAGCCCCGGGTGACTCGGCAACGGCCATCCCGCGCCCCACGCGCGCTTGAAGTACCCGCCGACCGCTGAGAGGTGGAACAGGGTCGGATCCACCGGCAAGAGCGTCACCCCGTGCGATGCGAGGATCGCGGCTTGGGCCGCGTCGACGATCGCCCCTTCCCAAAAGTCTCCCGTCAGGTCCTCGACGACGATGTGGTGCTGTCCGTTCTGCATGGCTCGCGCGCCTCCTAGCGCGCGAGCCTACGACGGCCACTGCGCGCGCGTCACGAGCTCGACGAGCTCGGCGCCGGGTGCGCACTCGCCCACGCCGTCGCAAAGCCGACGCGGTGCTTCGCGTGCAAGCTTCCCTCAACGCAGCGTCCGTTCGTGTAAATCGAAAAGACGTCCGCGCCCGCGAGTGCCTTCTTGGCGGCGTTTAGCGGGTGTTTCGCGTCGGAGCAGATCGCCCGCGAGACACGAAGCTTGTGAAGCGCGGCGCGCGCACACTTCTTCCGGTCGACGACGAGCTCGTCCGCAGTCCACCCCTCCGCGGTCTCCATCCCGCGTCCCTTCACGTACCGCGCGTCGACGAGCACTTGGAGTAAGCACACCTCGCCCGCGGGACCGCGGACGGCGCCAGTGTCCACGAGTAGGTCGTAACCGCTCTCGAAGCGTGCGATCGACATCAGCAACAGCGCCGTCCTCGCGCGCGCGTCCGCCCCCTCGAAGACCGGCGTCTCGTTCGCGTCGCTCGCGACCTCGATGAAGTCGCGCGCAATCGACTCGCGGCGCGCGAGGTACGCCGCCGGCGTCTCCCCGTTCAATGCGAGCTTCGAAAACGGGCCTGGTTGCGTTTCCGCGGGCACCGGGAACCACGAAAGCGACGCCGCAACGAGCCAGGCGATGAGGTGCTTCATTGGACCGCGGAGAATGCCGCGGCCGCGTACGGAGTCACGCGGGATCGGCGATGAAGCTCGCGTTGAGAGCGGCCACAATTGACTCTGCACGTGAGCCTTCCGCGGGACCGCTGCTCTTCTGGAAGGCCATCGCGCGGAGCAACACCTTGAGTTGATCGAGCGAGCCGAAGAACACGTCGTGGTCGACGCGAGGGCTCGTGATGCCCGGCACGCTGCACCCGTTGTCGCCTGCGTACTGCCACCCGATTGCGCTCGACCACGCGCGAGGGATCGTCGGCCGGCGCACACCGTAGTGCGCGACGATGAGCGGGCGCGTCGCGATCGCGAGCTCGCGCGCGGGCGCCCACCGATCGGCGAACCCGGGACCCGTGTAGACGAAGAACTGCGTCTGAAAAAGCCGCTCTCCCTCGTCGAGGAACGCCGCGAGTTCTTCGGGCTCGTGGCCGCCACCGGCCACCTCCCAATCGACCATCGGCGCGAGGTCGAGCCCCGGGCGGAAGTCCTTGCAGCGGTCGCGGAGGATGCGCGCCTGCGTGCGCGGATCCACGCCGCCGTGGATCGCGTGGTACGGACCCGCGAAGAAGTCCGCCGCGCGCGCGTTCGCCCAATTCTCGACCCAGCGTTCGTCCGCCGTCGACCAGTCGCTCTCGCCCTCGCGAATCCAACCGAACGCGATCGCTGCCGCGGCAACGGCGTGCCAATCGATCGGTCCCTGGAATTTCGAAATGTCGATTCCTTCGAGGCCAGGGATGGGCGAGGTGGGAACGCAAACGGCGGTCATGCGCCCAAGGCTACCGCGGAACGGCGAAACCCCTACCCCTACAAGACCGGAGAAGGGGTTTCGTCGTCGCCAATCACCGGCGCAGCGCTCGCAATCCTAGCGCGCCGCGCAGCGCACGTTCGGGCACGCGCGAATCGCCGCCACCGTCGTCGCGTCCGCGATGCACCGCGCATCGAACGCGAGCCGCGGATCCTTGCGACCGAGCACCGCTTCGCACGTATCCCCGCCCGGCGCAGGATCGCCCTCGGGACAGTCGTGGATGCGGAGGTTGAAGCACGCCAGCGCCTCAACCTCCGCATCCACCGCCGGCGTCACCGGACCTCGCGGCGTCGGGCGCGAGCAACACGCCCCGACCACCGCCACGACTCCAACCGCGAGCGCGCGGATCACGCTGACACCTCCGGAATCACCGTCGCGGCGCTCTTGTCCTCCGCGATCTTGCGCTTCGGCGCCTCAGGCTTCGGCCCCACCGTCACCGCGTAGAGGTCACTCGTGCGCGGGTCGCAGAGCAGTGCCTTGCGGAACGTGAACCGCCCAAGCCCCTTGCCCCAGTCCTCCCACGGGCTGATGCCCTCGAAGACGATCTCTCCCGTCGCCGGATCGGTCTCGTACGCGAGGATGATGACCGCGTGGTTGCACGGCACGCGCGGATCAGGTTCGGGGCCGACGTCGCCCGAGCCGTCGTAGTTCTGGAACACGTTGCCCACCGCGATTGCGAACAGCACCGGGTAGCCTTGCGAGATCGCGTGGCACACCTCGGTCACCCGGTGGTCACCGTCACTCGTGATCTCATAAACGCCGGTCAGACGAAACGCCGTCGCGTCCTTGACCGCCTGGAGATCGGGCTCGTCGTTGATGTGATTGTCGAGCGCATCCGCGTCCGACGGCAGATCGGCTTCGAGGCACACACCCCATTCAGCCGCCGCAGCGAATCCATCACTCGGGCTGCACCCGTCGTCGGTGAGCGGCGTGTTCGCGTCGCCGCGTGCCCAGCATCGCGCGAAGTCGTAGCAGCCGCGCGCCGAGTGCTCAGGCGGGTTGTGCACACCCATCACCGCGAGGCGCGTGTCGATCGCACGCCACAACGCGAAGCCGACACAGCTCGATGTGGCGCGCTGACTCTTGAACGGCGGCGTCGCGGGCATCAGCGACCAGCTCAGGGGGAGTCGCACCGGCGCGCCGAGCAGATGCTTGGCACTCTGGTGCTTCGCCTTCTGCGCGGGCGTGTCGGGCTTGTACCCGAGGGCACGCGCGGGCGGCGGGATGATGGTCGTGGGCGCGGGCGGCGGATCGGTCGGTTCGCTCATGCACCCGAGGCTATCGTGCGCGCATCGAGCACGTCACGACACCGCGCGCGTGATGTCTGAGGTCGGGTCGATCAAGATCGTGCCGCTGTCGATCGTCGACACCACCCCCGTCGCGTCCATCGCCTGCACGTCGTAGAGCAGCTTGGTCGGCGTGTCGGGGAAGAGCCGCGTCTTGCTCGCGGGCATCGTCACCGTCAGCGCGCCCAGGTTCACGTCGGTCACGACGATTCCACCCGAGCCGTCGCCTGTCTTCGCCGCGAACACCGCGTACTCGTCCGGGTCGCTCGCGAACCGCTTCACCGTGAACCAGAACGTCCACCCTGGCACCGGCATCACCGCGCCCGTGATCGAGTCGCGCACGACGAGCTTGATGACCAACGTGTCGCCGCGCGTCATCGTCTGCACACTCATCTCGGATCTCCTCGAGGCTTGCTCGTCGAGACGACCACCGCGATCGGAGCCGTCGACTTCACCACCGTAGCAGCCGGATGGGACGCGACGCCTTCGAGGCACGGTTGGGCGATCGGAGCCGTCGACTTCACTACCGTAGCAGCCGGATGGGACGCGTTTGCGGGCGCGACGCCTTCAAGGCGCGATTGTGCGACGGCGACACCCACCGACGTTGACGTGATCGGGAAGAGCACCGCCCCGACGCCCCCGACACGCGCGAGCCCCGAGCTCGTACCAATGCCGATGAACGCAGCGATGCCAGCACCTCCGACCGTCGCCGCGCCCGAGCTCGTGCCAATGCCGATGTACGCAGCGATGCCGACGCCCCCGACCGACGCCGCGCCCGAGCTCGTACCCGTAGCGATTCGGATCTGGACAGCAATACCCGAGACCGTGGCTGCGCCCGCGCTCGCGGCAGTTGCGAGTGCGGTCGCCGCACCCGTGCCCGCCACCGTAGCGGCCCCGCCGACAACTCCGATTCCGGTGAACCGACTAGCACCCGTTCCGGCGACGCTCGCCGCTCCTACGACCGCCCCGGTGCCTATCGCGAGCGCAACGCCGGTGCCCACTACCGTGCCCACGCCCACCGAGACGCCGAGCCCGGTGAAGGTCAACGAGCCCGTGCCCGCTACCGTGCCCGCACCCGACGAGACACCGAACCCGGCGAAGGTCGACGAGCCCGTGCCCGCTACCGTGCCCGCACCCGACGAGACACCGGTACCTATCGCGAGCGCAACGCTCGTGCCTGCTACCGACGCCGTACCCGACGAGACACCGGTACCTATCGCGAGCGCAACGCTCGTGCCTGCTACCGACGCCGTGCCCGACGAGACACCGAACCCGGCGAAGGTCGACGAGCCCGTGCCAATGACGCTCGCCGCGCCTGTCACCGCGCCCGTAGCCGTCCAGGTGGCGGCCCCGACGCCAGAGACCAACGCGCTACTCGACGCTGCGCCCGTAGCCGTCCAAGTAGCCGCGCCGACGCCGGTGACCGCGGCGGCACCCAAACTCGAACCTGTCGCGATCGCGAGCGGCGCGCCGACGCCGGTAACCGCGGCAGCACCCGAGCTCGAACCCATCACGGTCGCGAGCGGTGCACCCGTACCCGAGACCGCGGCAGCACCCGAGCTCGAACCTGTCGCGATCGCGTTCGCGACGCCGGTGCCCGAGACCGCAGCGACACCTGAACTCGAACCTGTCGCGATCGCGAGCGGCGCGCCGATGCCCGAAACCGCAACGGCACCCGAGCTCGAACCTGTCGCGATCGCGATCGCGACGCCGGTGCCCGCGACGCTCGCCGCACCAACACTCGCGCCAGTGCCGATCACAAGCGCAACGCCGGTGCCCGAAACCGCGACCGCACCCGAGCTCGAACCTGTCGCGATCGCGATCGGCGCGCCGATGCCCGAGACGCTCGCCGCACCGACGCTCGCGCCAGTGCCGATCACAAGCGCAACGCCGGTGCCCGCGACGCTCGCCGCACCGACGCTCGCGCCGGTGCTAGTAACGACGCTCGCGCCGCTGAGCAGTGCGAGCAGAAGAGACATCGATCAGCTCACTCCCAGTAGCCGGTGAACGAAACCAAGAACGTAATGACGCCCGAGCTCGTGGCAGTACCGAGGTTCTTGAGCACCGTCTGGATGAACTCGCCGGGCTGCACAACGATCGGCGCCGCCGAAAAGTCCGCGATCACCGATCGATCGTCACGAACGCCAACCGCGGCAGAGGCCGCGAACACCTGAATCCCAAGCGGCACACGACGCGGCGCCTTCGTCGTCACGGTCTCCGTGGTTGCGAGCGAAACAGCGGTGTGCCCGAATGCAAGCGACCACGCGGCGATGACGGGGCCGCCCGCAAGCACCGTGGTCACCGCGCCTTCGATCTTGACCCCGGTGATGTAGAGCGACTTGCCGGGGATGGTCGCGGTGCCTGCGGGCACCTGGTAGCTGCTGATGATCCCATCGGTGCCGGCCGCGAGCGTCGGCTGAAGCGAAAACTGCCCGCCGAGTCCCGAGCCAAGCGCGGCGGTCGTGTTCGACGCCGCTGCACCAGTACCCGCGGCAAGGTTGTTCGTGTAGAGCGCCGTCGAGCCCATCGTGCCGCCCGTCGGCCCCTGGCAGCTCATGTCGCCGCAGCCGACCGCCTGGTGACCCCACGGCTTGTTCGTCGCGATGTCGCCAAGCGACACGTCGACGAGCCCGACCTTCATCACCTGCGCCGCGCTCGTGGCGCCCGTGTTGTACGTACGCAGCAAGATCGGCAACGACTGCACCGCCATCACAGCACCAGCCGCGGCCACTCGCGGGACGATGCCGACGAGCACGTTATCGATCCAGAACGTCACGTCGTCATCGCTAATCCCGACGATAAAGTGCCGGGTAGTATTGGTCCCGACGAGAGACGCCGCCGAGAGCGCGGGCGTCACCTGCTCGACGCCCGCCGAGTCGATGTAGACGCCCTTGAACGAGCCATCGGCGAAGTAGCGGAAAAACGCACCTGCCGTCGGTGCAGTCGTGCCGGTGGCGATGCCGAAACCCCACTCACTCACGTTGTTCGCTTGTGGGAGCTGGGCGAACTGCAACGTGCACTCGAACCACAGCACGCTCGTGCCCTTGAAGGTGAAGCTGCGATAACTCGACACGCGCGCGACGGCGCCAGACGCGGTAGACGCGCCTGCGTTCAACGTGAGCAGCCCACCCGCCACGGTGACGGTCGCGGTCGTGGCGGGAGCCGTCCAGATCGCCGAATTCAGCGCCGTGCCGGGAAAAAGCTCTGTGAAGAGCACCGTGTCGATGCTCACGCGAAGGCGGAAGTCCTTCGAGGCTTCGAGTGCGCGCACGAGGCGCGTGGCCGTGGCGGTGCCGGCATCGACCTCGGATGCGAGCGACGCAAACCCCGACTTGGTCTCATCCGAGTTGAGCGCGATCTCCAACTCGTGATTCGCGTTGACTTCGGCGACGACGCCCCCGAGCCCCTGAATCGGAAGTCCAGCCATTCAGTTCCACACCCACCGGACAGTCCACTGCCCAGTGAGGCTCCAATCGGAAGTTGCGTAGATGGTGAAACCCGTGCCCGCGACGATTTGCCCGACGCGCACGATGATGGGCACGATGCGGTGCTCCACCTCGTTGTGATCGGCGGAAGTCTCTGCCATGAGCCACGCCTCCGCGACGGAGCTAGCCGAGATGCCCGCCTGGCCCGTGACCACAACCGAAGCCACGGGACTACCCGGCGCAGCGCCGAAGTCGAGCGTCGCAGTGCCAGTAGCACCCATGTCAGGTCTCCGTCACCGACGACGCGGCTGCGATCTGCGGCGTGACGCCGTTCGTGATCACGATGTTCGGAGTCAGCGTGCCTGAGTAGAGGATCTCACCCGCACCGCTCGCGAGCGAGCCGATCGAAAAGTGCGTCGCCGTCACGGAACCACCCGTGCACGCGGCGAACGTCACCGCCGAGACGAAGGTCACGACGTTGGACGCGACGTTGAAGCCGGCCGCCGAGCGCGCAACCGCGACGCGCGCGTAGCCACCGGCATACGCGACTTCGTTGGTCGACTGGTCGCCAGCGCTCGGGTCGGCCGTGTGCAACGCCACGTAGAGCGAGCCCGCCGTGCTCGATGGCTGTAGCCCGCCCGCGTTGCCAATATTCGCGATCGCCGTGTTCTGAAAAATCAGCTTGAGCAAGTCGTTGTCGAACGTCGTTCCCTTCGGCATGTCCACGAGGCTACGCGGGCCACCGCACGACACAAGCGCTTAGCCCCGAGGCACCAGAAGGGATTCTGGCAACGCCATGATTCGCCGAGCTATCTGCGTGGGAGCATCCCGCGCAGCTCCTCGGGCGTGCCGCGCTCCAATCGCTTCGAAAGCGGCGCGAGCTCCCCCACACGCGGGCCGCGCGCTGAGATCGACTTCGACGTCTCGAGCTCGGGCATCGGGTACGCGATCGGCTCCTTGTCGGCGAGCATAAGCAGCGCCACCTCCGCGCGCGTCGCGTTGCGCGTCGCGGTCGCGAGCTTCTTGCGCGCAAGCTCGCGCGCCGGCGACTGCTGCGGGCTCTTCTCGTAGCGGCGCCGCGCCTTGCGCAGCTTCGCCGACCACACCTGGTACGCGCGGATCGCCTCCGCGAGCTCGCGTGAGATCACCGCGAACGAATCCGCCTCCACCGTCGCGCCCACGAGCCCCTTCACGCCGCACCCCCCGGTGCACTCATCCCCAACCGCGCGTCCCGCGTCGCCGCATCGCGCACGACCATCCGCGCCGCCTCGACGAGCAGCGCGTTCCAGCCCTTCGGGTCCTGAGCGCTGCGCGCGAGCGCGATCGCGTCGACGTAGACACGCGCCTCGATGGTGAACGTCTGCCCCTTCGGGTCGGGCGTGAACTCGATCGCGAGGTCGAGCGGGCTCTGCTGCGTCTTCGGGTCCTCGTGCCAGAGCGACCACGCGATCGTCATCGTCTCACCCGAGAGCAACCCGTGCGTCTTCGGCTCTTTGACTGCCGCGCGCACCCCACGATCGATCTCCAACGACGTTCCGATCTTCTTCACGGCAACCTCCGCGGCGGCTTGAGCACCTTAGGTCCTAACCGCCAATCCTCGGTCAGTGCAAACGACCCCATAGCGAACCGCCGCTCTGCGTAGTTCTCCACCGGCCCGATATCGCCCGTCTTGCCGAGCCGCGCGAGCACCCCCTCCACCCATTGGCGCTGTCCCGCGGTGAGCACGCGACCGAGTACAATGCGGCCACGGTGATGGTTAAGAGTGTTGATCTCGGCGGCATCGAGACGATCGGGATCGTCCAGCGCCAGATCGATCATCGCCCCGTCTCGCCGCCGCTGAGCGGCGGCGAGTTGCTCATCTGAAAGTCCAATGCGGCTCATGTCGGTCAAGCCTAGATGCCGCGCCCGCGCCGCGCACAAATCGATCAATCGACCCGGCCGCCGTCGACCCACTCTGCGCACACGTCGCCAACGAGGTACGACCAAAAGGTGCCTTTTGGTCGTCAGCGCAGGTGTGCCCACCGTGCGAGCCCGCTTACCCCGTCGAGGTCGACGACACGCGCCGGCGCCGTCGTCTCACCGCGTTGGACGGCAGCCGCGAGGCGATGATGCCCGTCAAAGATCCGCAACTCCCCGTCCCGCCGAAACACCGTTGGTAGGTCCACGAGCATCCCCCGCGCGTTGCGCTTGCCCTTAGCGACGTCGGGGGGGTCCTTCGCGAACCGCGCGACTTCCGCCGGGTCGACGGTCGGCTGAGTCGCAACGAGCTCCGAGAGCGTCACACGCTCGACCGGCGCGCGCTCGACGAGCTTGTCGAACGCCGCCGTCGGCACCGAGAGGCGCGGGCGCGCGTCACGTACCGGCCACGGCACCGGCACGCCGTCGCCGCGGCGCATGTCGGGCTTCCTCTCGCCGGGCATGCACGCGAGCTTACACCGAGCGGCACGCGCACGAGGCACCCCGAGAAGCGCCGAAAACGACTCGACCCCGGCCCATGGTCGGACCGGGGTCGAAAACGCGCGAGCGAGGCGCCTAGCGGCTCTGCACCGTCCAGTTGGTCACATCACACCAATCATCACGCGTGCGCATAGCCATCGGCCTTGACGTAATCGGCGATCGCCACGAACGCATCCGCGTCCGCCTCGAACACCCGCTGAGCGAGGCTCGTGAAGATGGTCCGCTTCACCGCGAGCCCCGACGCGCACACCAGCTTGTGCTTCGCGAGCGCGTACCCGAGCTCGATGTACGCGCCGCGCGAGGCCGTCACCGGCGCAAGGAACCACACGATGTCCGCGCGATCGATGCCGTCAGTGAGGTCGTTCGTCGCGCGGTGCACGCGCTCCTCGTCGGTGAGCATCGCGTCGCCGCCCTTGGCGATGCTCGCTTCGATGCCGTCGGTCCAGTCCACGGTGATCTCCACGCCGATGTCACGGAGCGCTTTGAGCCAGGCGCGCACCCGCACGAGCTCCAGCCCCGACCCCGCGACGTAGACCCGAAGCGCTCGCTCGCTCATCGGCCGACCATAGCGCACTGCGCGCCCCCCGAACGCCGTCCAAGAAGAATCGTCGACCCGTCGCGCACCCTCACGCGCGATGGTTTCCGCCGTGCCCAGGTCCGTGGCCTTCCTCGCTGCGCCGCGGATGCGCTCGGCGCGCTTCGCAATCTTCTTCCTGAGCTCCGCAACGTCATTGCGGACAACGTGGCCCTCGTGATCCACCTTCAACCCGCACGGGCACGCGTCCGCGAACCGTCGATAAAGCTCGTCGAAGCGCCGCGCCTCATCCTCGCGCCGCTCCTTCGCGCGCTTCCTCGCGGCCTTGGACCGCGCTTTGAGCCGAGCGACGACACGGCGCCCGGCATCGCGCTCAGCGCGCGCCTCTTCGAGCTCCTCGCGCAACCGCGCGATCACGTCCTCGGGGTCGCGCGCCGTCACGGCACCTCCACGACGCGCCACGCGCCTTCCAGGGCAACGATGAGCGCGGCCTGCTCGGCGTTCTCTCGCGTGGGGAACCGCGCGGCGTCCGCGCGCCGGCCCCAAAGATGGAGCGCGCTCCCGCACGCGTACTCGACGAGGCGCGGTTCACACGGGTCGTTCCGTTCGATCACGAAGGCCATCAGCGCACCTCCGGGACAAACGCGAGGCGCTGCGGACGAGGAGCGGGCGAGGGGATGGGCGCTCGGGGCATACGCTCTCGATGCCGCGCGTGAGCGCGCCTGCGCCCCGAGGACGCGTCGAGGTGGGAGCGGACGACGGTTGCCCCGTCTGCGGGCGGCGGACGCGCTAGGCGGCCCGCTCGCGCGCCTCGCGGGCGCTCTTCTCGCGGTGGCACGAGATGCAAAGCGTCTGGAGGTTCGCGAGCCCGCCCGCGCCCCCGCGCCGTCCCTGCACCGCGGTCGATGCCACTGACGACCAAAAAGCGCCTTTTGGTCGTCAGTCACCCCGGCCTTCGCGCGCGGCCTTCTGGTGGGCCTTGAAGGCACGCTCGCCGATGGCCTTCTTGCGCAACCACACGGCCAGCGCCTTCGGGTCGTCGATGTCATCCTTGCCTTCGAGATCGCCAGCGAGCTTAGACGCGCCCTTCGACCTCGCCCACACCATCAGTCCCTTGTTCTGCTCAGGCACCGTCTTAGCCATGAGCCCGAGACTACCGCGCGAGCAGGTCGAACCCGAGCCCGCCGCCTGAGGGACCGGCGTTGCCCCCAGAGGGGATGCCGAGCTGGCGCGCGCGCTCGCGAGCCATGTAAAGCGCCATCAGCACGTCGTCAGTGTGGTTGGTCGGCGTGTAGTAGAGGCACGCGTCGACGAGGCGCTGGACCTGCGGATGGCACTTACCGTGCTGGTCGTTGGGGATGAGCCACGCGCCGTTGCGCATCTCGATGAAGAACGCGGGCACGCCCGTGTCCGGGTGAGCCTTGGCGCGTCCCGTCGTCAGCCCGTCGATGGGCACGAGCTTGTTCTTGGCGCGCGTGAACTGCTTGATGAAGTCCTGCGCGGCGTTGTTCTCGACCATGACGAGCGGGTCGAACTCGCGCACGCGGTATTGCTCCCACTTGGCGATGATCTTGTCGACGATGGTAGGTCCGTCGAGCTGGCCGCAGTCGACGTCGAGCAGAAGCCGCGTCCCGTCGTCCCAAACCTCGAACGTCACGATCGCGGTGTCGTCGTGCTCCTCGCCGGGAGACACCGCGAGGTCGACGCCGATAACGCACCACTTCGCGCGCGCTGTCGGCTTCGATTGCAACGAATAGATGCCCGCCTCGCGTGCAAGGCGCTTGGCGAGCTCGATCCACTCCACCTTGCACAACGCCGTATCGTCGTCGCGGCACACCTGGCACTGCACCCGATTGAATTCGGCGGGGCTCTGCGTCCGGCGAAGGTTGTCGATGACGGCGACCGAGTGCCGCTCAGGCCACAGCGGCACCTGGTTGAGCGGATCGGGATCGTGCGCCGTCAAGCGCAGCGTACCCGTCGTCGCGCCGTCGACTCCGGGCACCTCGGGGCGCACGTGGGGGGCAATCTCGTCGTCGATGCCCCACGTGTCCGGCCCCTCGGTGCCGTCGAGATACTTCACGGGCGGCAGGCTGTACTTGATGCTCCCCAGAATCGACATCCGCAACGTCGGCCACCCCGCGCGCTCGGCGCGGTGGAGCAAGTCGTCGGGGTGCCACGCCGTGTTGAGCATCACCGCCTTGGCATCCGCGGGATCGAGACGCGCGAGCGCCGTGGAATCGATCCACGTGTGCACCTTGTCGCGCTGCGCCTTGGTCGCGGTGTTGTCGCGCGTGAGGATGTCGTCGATGACGAGCCACTTGATGCGCTTGCCGGGGAGGCGCTTCGAGTCCATCCCGCACCCCATCAGCGACGGAGTGCGGATGCCATAAGGTCGGTCGACCACGAGCGAGTTGACCGTCCACGGCTCCCCCTTGCGCGTCGTGCGACGAAGGTCAGGGAAGACGAGCCGCAGCCGCGCGGAGGTCTCGATGTAGCTGCGCACCATCTGCAACGGGTCACGCGTCTGCGCCTCGGTGGCAGAAATGTACGCGGCACGCGTGCTCGGATCGTTGCCGAGCATCCAAAGCGTGATCCCGCTCGCGGTGAACGTCTTGGCGAACCCGGGAGGCATGAAGATGACCGACTTCGAGTGCTTCTCGATGAAGTCGAGCATCACGCGCTGATGCGGCAGAACGCGTAGGTAGTCCTGGGTCATCTCGTCGCGGAGCACGAACTCAAAGAAGTCGACGAGGCTCGTGCGCGCGCGTTGGGCGCGACGAAGCACCGCCAGCCCCGCGCGCTTGGCGATCTCGGGATCAGTGAGCGGGGCGGGGTCGTCGGGCGGGAACAGGCGGGGCAAGCGCAAATCGTTCGCGGGGCTGGTCATCGTGTCGCGCATGACCGTGAGGCTACACCGACCAAAAAGCGCCTTTTGGTCGTCAGCCGCCGCGCGCGAGCTCGTAGAGTGCGTCGAGTCCCGCCCGGGCGTCGCCGTCGCAGAAGATCGCCCGCTGCACCGTCGCCACAAGCTCGGCAGCCCTCGCCTCTCGCGCCTCTCGCGCGAGCCGGGCGCGCGTCGGGTGGCGACACCCCTCGCAACACGGCGACGTCCGCCCCGAGAACACGATCGTCGAGGGCGAGCTCACGGCAGCTCCGAGAGCGACGGCGCGACGATGGTCTCATCGCTCGTCATCCACGAGACGATGCGAATGACCTGGCCGCACTCGGTGCACTCGACGATGCGCTGCTCCCCCTCGCCGTACGAGACGGCGTAGACGCACTTGCGGCACCCGGGACACAACGTCTCAGGCTTCACGCCCATCGCGTCGAGCGTCTCAACGGCCGCGGCGATAAGCGACGGCGACGGCTTCACGACCGGCCTCGCTGCCGCGCTTCGCGCTCCTCAACCAACCGTTGCGCGATGTCGCGACACCTAATCGTCTCGCGACCGAAGCAGTGGGTGTTGCACAGCTCACACTCGCACTCGATCGGGTGAGCGCGAGTCGCGGCGTCGGCGATGACCCGGAGGCACGCGGAGCACGTCCCCGTCTCAGGCCGGGGACCGACAGGTGACGGGTCGGTGCCCGCCTCCAACGCCGTCAGCTCCGCCGCAAGGAGCACCGGCAGCGCCTTGGTCACCGCGTCGGGCACCGCCCGCGCCACAACATCGGTGGTGCTCGCGCGGCACCGCCCCGCGTCGCCGATCGGTTGATAGAGCGACACCGCCCATACGATCTGCTTACGGTCGAGCGGTGGGCGCACGAGTACTCGAACCGAGCCCTCGCGCGCGACGAACGCCGCGAACTCGTCGCGCATCGCCGGCGTCAAGCGCACGGCGAACGGCTGCCCGGAAATGTAAACCGAGATCCAGTCGTCATCGGGGCGCGGACGCCCGAGCACCTCCGCGTCGATCGCCGGGTCGAGGCCGGCACGCGACTCCGCGCGCGGGCTCGCGATGCCCTCGTGGACCTCGGCCGCGCGGCGCGCCACCCACGTCGCCTTCGGAATGGCATAGATGCGCGTGAGCTCGGCATCCAAGAGGTCCGACGCACGCACGCCGACCGCCGAGCAGTAGGCAAGAAGCGTCACCGCCACGGCGCCCGCTTCCTCAAGCGGGTCGCCCGGCGGTCGCCCGTAAACGCGCTTCACGACGGCCTCGACGACGGCCGATGAGAGGTGCTCCGCTTGAGCAAGCTCGACGGCCTCTTCGACGAGCCGGACGATGCGTTCGGCGCGGTCACGCGCGAGCCCCTCACCGAACGTCTCGCACACCCACGCATGGAGCCGCTCCTGTTCGCGGTCCAGATCCAAGGTCTCACTCATCGCTGTCTCTCCGGCTTTTCACCAACCAACATCGACAACGCGCCGAACACGCACCGCCTCGTCCGACCGCGCAAGTCAGTCCGGTGAACGACTTCGATCACCACGCCGAGGACGATGCCGCGCGGGTCACTCAGCAGCATCGTCCTCACGCGCAGCTACCCGCGCCGCGAGCTCTACCGGCGCCACCGCCAATGCGTCGTAGGCGCGCGCCTTGGCGTCGCGCTCCGCGTCCTCGCGAAGAAGCGCCTGGATCTCGTCCTCGCTCATCTCGCCGAGCACCGCCGTGACCGACTGCGCGATGGCGACCGCCGCTTTGACCTCGACCTGCTGCGGGGCGAGATCGCCAGCGATCTCAGCGGAGAGCTTCTCCAGCGTCGCCACCGCACTCCACTTCTTCTCCGCTGTCGCCTTCTGGATCTGCGTCTGGATGCGACGCAACCGCCGCTCTTTGCGCAGCCCCAAGGCCATCTCACCCTCGCGGATCCACACCGTGTGGATCCGCTGAATGAGCGTATCGACGCGCGACTTGGTGATGCGGTAGCCGATGCCACCCGCCTGCGGATCTCGCTCCGAGAGGCGCGCGATCGTCGAGGCGTCGAGCCCCTGGACGTACAGCTGCTCGACCCACGCGCGTTGCGCGCGAGCCTCCGCGGCGGTGAACTTTTTCCGCGCGTAGGCCCGTTTTTTCTGCGGCTGCGGAGGGCGAATGGGGGTTCGCGGCATGTTACTTTTTTTTTTATAGGAGCACGTGCATCTGTGCGGCGTCGAGCGCACGTCGAGGTTGAACGCTGCCGCACGGGGCGCATCGCCACGGAGCACGAGAGGCTCTCGGCGAGATCGTCGTCGAACCGATCGAGCTTGCGCTTCGACAGCCGCTCCTGTCGCTCCAGGTCCTTCACGCGCGAGTCGATGCCTTCGTGAGCCGCGCGACGACTCGCGGCACGCTCCGCTCCGCTTCATCGGGGCTCGCCGCGTAGATGCAGATCGCCCGGGTCGGCGAGACAGTGAGGAAGTGCTGCATCAGGCGCGTCGCCTCACCCGAGGGGGCAACGCGGATGTAGTGGGGCGGGAGGCGTCGACCGCCCAGGTACGGGTGAAGGTGGAGCTCGCCTGTCGAGAGCACCACGACCGCGCCGACCACCTCGATCCGACTCATCGGGGGAGCTCCCGCCTCGGGTCGCGACCAAAAGGCGCTTTTTGGTCGTCGGCGAGGAGCCCTCCAGAGGCGCTAGGAAGCGCCGGGGAGTCCGGACGGGTAGACGGACGTCCGGCGCCCGAAAACGCCTCCACGTGCCCAAAGAACGCCGCGGCGGCGGCGTCGTGCTCCACGGCCGCAATTCGGTAAGCCTCTGCCCGCCCAAGCACCCGGTAGCGCGCCATCTGCTCCGAGCGAATCACCCGCATCCACTGCTCGCGGCGCGCGTCGGCGCAGAGCTCGGCGCGCATCGAGGCGCTCAGGAACCAATCCGACGCCACGAGGACATTCGACGTCACCGAGACCATCGCCAACACGACCAACCAACCCGGGATCATCGTCGCAACCTCTACCGCGACCACGCGCCCGAGCTCACCGCCGCGCGCATCGCGTCCTTCGCCATCTCCACGACGCACTCGTCCCATAGCTTCCCGCGAAGCGCGCGCACGAATCGCGCATCCACGCTCCACTCCCCCTCGACGCGGGCAGCGTGCGGCAGGTCCACGAGCCTCACTCTCACGCGCACCCGCCGCCGCCCTTCGCGTGCCGCCCCGAGCTCCCACCGGAGCACCGACCGGGACAACCTCACCTCGCCGCGCTCAACGTCCATCCACCGTCGATGCCGCGGAAACCGCTTCGAAACCACACGAGCAATCGAGCGCCGTCTGCGCGTTGCGCACGTGGAGCTCGTAGTCGTTCACGACGCGCCGCCCTTCGCGCGCGCGAGCTCGTCGCGCTTGGCGATTGCGGCCGCCTCACTCTGGACGCGCTGCTGCTTCTGCCAGAGCACCGCCGCCTCTTCGCCCTTCGTGTCGACGATGTCCTCATAAGCGTTCACGTGATCGAGGCACGCGCGAAGCGACGGACAGAACGCCGCGCGTCGTGGGAACCCCGGACCCTTGCGGAACCACGCCACGCACACGAGGTCGGCGAGCGGGCCGGGCGCGCCGATGGCGATTTGGATGCCGGCGCCGACGCGATCGCGCGTGCGAATGAAGTAGTGGTCGACATCCTCGCGGTGTTGGTCGATGAGGTGGTCGAGCTCGCGCGGCAGCCCGGTGCCCGGGATCGCCGCGTCCACGTCGTCGCCCTTCACGCGCGCCGGCGAGCTCGTCCCACGCACGTCGAGCGAGCCGTCAGCGCGCGCCGTCAGCGTGTAGCCCCCGGGCACGTCAGTCACATCCACGATCCCACCAGACGGGTCACGCACCGCCGGAGCATCCTCGTTCATCGCTTTCATCGGAATTCTGGCCATCGGTCTCTCCCTTCAACAGAACCGGCGCTTGAACCCTTGCGAGCGCCGACGTTTGGCGCGCTGGCGCGCCTTGATGTGGTGACGGGCGATGTGCCCGCCGGGTCCTTGGTCGTCACCGACGACGCGGTAGACAGCGCGCGCCGGGTGGCGCTCACACGCAATCGCATAAGCGTCGGCGTACGTCGCCGCCGCGATGGTGTCGCGCATGCCGTCAGTGAACTCGACACGCCAGATCATCGCCCCCTCCGTCGCGCGAACGCCGCATCGCTCTCGCCGACGAAACGCCGGTTGGCCTTGTCGACGCACTTGAAGCCGATGGCGCCGGCGAGGAGCGCGGCACGATACGACTGCCGGGCGCCGTACCGCCGCTCGTCTGCGCGACCAGCGATGTAGCCAAATACGAGGCAGAGGAACGCGATCCCGATCCACACGATCTCAACGAGCTCGGCCATCACAACACCCCGCGCACGAGATAGAGCGAGCGCTGGGCGCGCGTCGCCGCGACATAGGCCAGATTCTCCTCCTGGCCACCGCGCCCGGGGCGGTACGTGTCCCAAAGAAGCCACGCGCGCCCGCGCTCCAAACCCTTCGCCTTATGCGTCGACGAGAGAGTGATACGGGCGCTCTCATCGTTATCGTCGAAAAGGCGCGTGATCCGCACGTCGACCTCCGAGAGCGTCCGCGCACCCTCCGAGAGCGCGTGGAGACATGCCGCGCGATCCTCCACCGGCTCGACCTCACCCGGCGGGTCCATCCGCGCGAGCCGCAGCCGCTCCGACAACAACCACTCGTCGACGATGACCCGAAAGCGCTCGACGCCGCGCGGGTCGTTCAGGTCGACGCCGCACCGACGCACGAAGTTGGAAAGGCTTGCCCCGACGTCACGCCCAAGGACGACAGCGCGACGTCCCTCGCGGAGGAACCCGAGGCACAGCCGCATCAGCGGTGCGTTGGTCCGCGAGAGAATGAAGTCACCGGGCGAGGCTGTGCGAAGCAACGTCGCTTCGTCGACATCGTGAGCAACCTCACCGAGCGGCGCGCCCGGAAAGGATTCGAGATCGGGCACCCACTGGCGCGCAAAGTCGACGATACGGCTGCCGCAGCGGTAGCAAACCGACAGCGGCAGCGTCCGCGCGGCGAGACGCGACGTGAGCTTGGCCATCGAAGCGCTGTCCGCGCCACGGAATGCATAGATGGCCTGGCGCGAGTCGCCGACAACGCAGATCCGCCCCGCCAGCGTCACCGCCCCGAGCACCAGCTTGGCCTGCGCCGGCGTGAGATCCTGGGCCTCGTCGACCAGCACCCGGTCGTACGTCTTCCCCCGGAGCCCAAGCACGACGGGGAGCCACACCTGGTCATCGAAGTCGACGACGCCCTGAGTGAGGTCGCGCGCCGCCGCCATCACTGCGAGCACGTCCCGCGCGTACTCGGCGCGGTTCGCGTGCGGAACGTCGACCCCGTACGCGTCGACGACTCGGTTCACTTCGTCAGCCGTCTCAGCGAGCGTCGCCTTGGCGAACTTCACCCCCTGGACGACGGCGTGACGGCGCTCGTAAGTGCCCGGCGCGTTCTTGTAGAGGTCACGCGCGAGCTTGGACGCGCGATCGCGGTCCACCTCGAACTTGCGACCGAACGCGCGCATCAGCGTCCGAAACCCGTACGAGTTGAGCCCGAGGACATCGGCCGAGCGCGGCGCCTGGCGCTTGAGCTCGTCAGTGATGCGCGTGTTGAACGCCGTGAGCAGCGTCTCATCGCGCCGAGTGCGCTGCGTGATCTCGACGATCGTCTTTGTCTTGCCCGAACCCGCGCGCGCCTCGACGACGGTGTGACCGTCGCCGCTCGTCGCGTCGGTGAAGATCGCCTCTTGGTAGGAGCTCCAGCGCCACGACTTCGACGCCTCGGGTGCGCGCGCCGGCACGCCCTCCAACCAGTCGTCGATCGACCCCTGAGAGGCTTGGGCCTCGGGGGACCACGGGACGCGCGCCATCACTCCCACCTATCCAGGTCAACGATTGAGACGACGCCGCACGCCTGGTCGGCAGCGTCGCACCTTATGACCTTGGCCGAGCGCGCACGGTCGCAAAACTCGTCGTGCCAGTCGTCATCGAGCTGCGGTGCCGTCGTCAACGCGGCCACGAGGGGATGCTGGTCCATCGGGTCTCTCCTTGGTTCAGGTTCAAGTCACACCAGTGCCCCCATGAGGAGTCGAACCTCATGCACCAAGCCACGCGCGCGAAACGACCAGAAAGCGCGAGACGACTCGGAGAACCGCTCAGGGGCAATCGAGGAGCGCGCGACGGCGCGCTCCTCAGGGAGCTCTCAGCCCTCGAATGGCATCCAGGGGAGCGGCGCCGGCTTGGCGTTGCGGCGACCGTAGAGGAGCTGCCCCGCGGCGCGCTGGATGTCGTCCTCGGCCCACGGGTCCTGGTTGACCTCGTGCGCGTAACGAGTGAACGCGTTCACGACGGCGGCGCGCGTCGGACCCGCGGCGGCGGAAGTGTCCTTCGCCCACATCTCCATCAGCTTCGGCACGACCACTGCCGAGCGGCCGCGTACGGGCACGAGCTCGCGCTCGACGATCGCGGAGAAGAGACCGGGCAGCGCATCCTCGACGCGGATCGGCATGTCCGGGTTCTGCGCGCGCGCCTCTTCGACGACGTTGTCCGAGACCGCGTACCCCCATGCGCGCTGGAAGTGCTCGATCTTGCCGAGCGCCGCGCGGAACCCCTGACGAAACTTCGCCACCATCGCCGCGACCGAGCCGACGTGGCGAATGCGGAACAGGTCCTGCGTCGCCTGGTCGATGACAATAAGGTTCAAGCAGAGGTTCTGAAAGACGACCGCGGATCCGCGGAGCGAGCCGCCGCCGGTGTCGTCAGTGCGCACGACGACGCCGGCCTTGAAGAACTCGCCGGCCACGTACTTCTCCGGCCGGATGTTCGAATGAAACATCACCTCGAACTTGGCGCGGTTGCCGTCGTAGTCGACCGTCCCGCGAGCGTCGGCGGGCGCGGCGATCGCGAGCGCCTCCGCGATTCGGTCGACGTCGAACGCGCTGTACGACGGCGACACGACACCGAAGACCTCGCGCCCCGAAGCACCGTTGCGCGTGCGGAACTTGAGCATGTCGACCTCAAAATCCTCGCGCCGGTGCGAAGGACGCTTGGCCTGCTCCGCAGCGTGCAGCGCACGGCGCGCGTCCTCGTCATCGGCGAGCGCCTCCAGCCACGCGTTGACATTGTGACGGCGAAGCTCGGGCCAGCACTTCGCAAGATACGCCGCACCGCCGAACCCGAGCCGCGAGCACAGCCCATCGAACGCCGCCCGCGCGAGGACGTAACGCCGCTCCGTCTTGCAGTCGACCAGCGAGCCGTCGACGTCCATCGACAGGTCGTGCGTCGCCACGAGCTCGTCAGATCGATGCTCGGCGGTGATGCGATCGACGAACTCGCCGCAATACTCGCGGACGAGCGGCTTGGCGTCGTGCTCGACGCGCGAACGGCGCGCCTTGTCGACACCCGCCCGCACGACCATCGTCCCGCGGGCGAAGTGCGGCTGTTCCGGGGCGAAGCCGGCCTTCTCAGCGGCAAGCAGATCCGCGCCCGAGCGGAGCGCGCCTTCGAGATCGACGCTCTGACCGCGGATGGCCGCGGAGGCGACGAGGGTGGGGCGCGCGAGCGTCGCGACGGCTCGGGCGGGGGTTTCGATGGGGACGACGCTCGGGACGCTCGGCGAAGCGACGGCGGTCTGGACGGTGGCGCTCGCCATGACGTCAGCAGAGGTGAGGACCTTCGGCACGCCCGCGCCGGGGTGGCGCGAGACAAGCTCGTCGCATGCCCGCTCCCAGTCCGCCGGCTCGACCACGATCGATTCGCCGGCGAGCGAGACGCACACGAGGGGACGCGAGGCATCAGCGCCAGCGAAGGCTTCGATCGGGAAGCGCTCAAACGCAGGAATGGAGGCGTCGGCAGAAGTGAACGGAATACGGGGCATTGATCTCTCCCGGTTGGGGTCGGGGATCGCGACCAAAAAGCACCTTTTGGTCGTCGAAGCGCCGCGCGGGGCTCGTCTCGATGCCGCGCTCAGCCCTTCGTCCTCGGATCGCGGACGTACGACTACGCCTCGACCGGCGTCGCGCAGAGCGAGCCGAGCACGATACGGCCATCGTCCCAGTACTCGATCTCTCCCTCGACTCCGATGTACGAGGCAGCACTCGCAAGCACGGCCTCGACGTCATCGCTCGTCGCATCGCCTCACGCAGATACGCACCGTTCGTCGTCTTGATCGCGTAGGTCGTCATCGTCGTCTCTCCTTGCCCCCTCGGGGGCCGTCGTCAGCGTCCGTCGCTGACAAGAGAGAGTCTCCGCGATCGCGCGGAAGAATGCAAACTTTTTTTTTCACCCGCGTTTCAGCGGGTCAACGTGAAGATGCGCGACGCCGAACGCGTGGACATGACGACGAACCTGACCCGAGTAGCAGACCACGAGATGCGTTGTGCCGCAGCGCTCGCAAAAAAAGCTCGACGCGCTGCGGGAACCATTCGCCGCTCTCGTCGGCGCGCCGCCGCTCCCATCGCGCGAGGACGTGCGGCGCGAACACCGGTCGCTCAGTGACGTGAGTGTCGGTCTCGTCGTCGCGCGACATCCGAACCACGTCACGACCTCCGCTGCGCCACGCGTCGATCGAGGCGCGGCCAAAGCAACCACCTCACGACGTATCGCGAGCCGCCACGACCAATGCGGTGCACCGAGAACACCTTCCACACGTGGCAATGCGTCGGCGAACGCAACGTTGCGATCGCGAGTCGAAACCACCGCGGCACCGCTTGGCCGTGGTCGACCTCGACGAAGAACACGCCGAACTGCTTGAGCGACCGACGAAACCGCCGCACGAGCCACGCCGCCGCGCGCGGGCCATGGGCGAGCGCGAGGAACGCATCGAGCTCGCGCGAGGTCGACGAAATGCCCTCCATCAGCCCGGCGCCCCCGACGCGGCCGCGAGCGACCTGCGAAGCGTCTTGATTTCGTGCTCCTGGGTCGCGATGACATCTTCGCGTTCGAGAAGCTCGTCACGCGCGTCCTTGAGTTGTCGTTCGAGCTCCACCACGCGTGCGCTGTGCCGCGCGCTGATCTCATTCGTCTCAGTCCACGCCGCCTTCAAACGCGCGATCTCCACGTCACGCGACTTGATCGCCACCTCTGCCTCACGCGCCTGCTCCGCGAGCGTCGCGCCGTAAAGCTGGACCACCGCGGCGAGCGCGTTGTGCACGTCGACCGCGCGACTCATCGCGTCCTCCGCGCCGCCTTGGTGGCCGTGACGCGCGCACCCTCCGCGCGTCCGATCTGGAGTCCGCGCTCGTACCCCGCCGCATCGCCCGCGGCGTAGCCGGCGTCGTACGCCTGACGAATGATCGTTTCTGCATGCGCGCGGTCGCGCTCGTACGACGTCTGCGTGGTGCGCTCGACGATGATGACCCCGACACCCGCCGCTTCGGGCGCCGAGTCATCGCGCAGCTTCACGTCCAGGTAACGCTCGCCGTACCGAGCGCGCGCCCACTGCACCGCATCGTACGCGCTCGGCGCATCAGCGAAGACCGGCGCATCGCAGCTCTCACCCTTGAGATAGATCTCGAAAATCATCCGATCACCTCATTGCCGTTCGGGCCAGCGATGACATTGGCCTGGTAACGAAGCGCCGCCGCAATCATCGCCGGCCCGATGTCCTCAGGGATGCGCTGCGACGCACCCGCGATCGCAATCTCGCCGACCGCCGTCGCAATCGCCGAAAGAGTCATCGTCCAAAAGGACGTTTCGGCACGCGTCAGCTCACGGAACGTCGCCTCCACCGTCTCCGGCGACACCACGAATGCATCCCCCGACGAGAGCTCGATAACGGCGCCCTCGGTGAGCGAACCGTCGATCGTCGATCGGTACACCGACGCCACGCCGTCGTAGAAGCGCTCGATGGCCCCGAACCGCCCCGTCCTGCGGTGCATCACCGCACGGCGCTCCGCTCGGATCCTCTCCACCCACGCTCTCAGCCCGTCGTTGTCCATCTGCGTTGCCTCCGCAGCGCTAGATGCCGCCGCGACCAAAAGGCACCTTTTGGTCGTCGTCGCGCGCCGCCTCGATGGCGTCGATGAACGCCTGGGCAACCTCGTTGGGGGGCGACTCGTCCTCAGGCACGAGGTCGAGCCCCCCAGGCGCCGGCAGCCCCGTCTCCCAACTCCAATCATGAGCCCGGTCGCGCCACCCGGGTAGGTGTGCATCGGCAATCACCTCGGGGCTCACCGCAGGCTCCTCGGGGTCGCGCTCCGCGTACTCGAAGCCGCGCACCCACCCGGACCGATACGCCTCACGCGCGAGCTCCTCGGCCATCGCAAGCCACTCCCCACGTGTCGCGCGAGGATGAAGCGAAGCGAACACACGCGCCATCTCAGCGATCCGCTCGGGCGGCTCCGGCCCCTCGTAGAAGTGCCCGGCAAGCTTCTCCGCGAGCCGCGTCACCCACCGCCGCACTCGATCCGAGATCACAACTTCGCCGCGTGCCGCACACGCGCCTCGATGATGTTCACATACTCGGTCTGCTTCTCGATCCCGATCGCAGTGAAACCCAGCGACACCGCCGCCACGAGCGTCGAACCCGAACCCGCGAAACAGTCGAGCACCGTACCGCCCGGCGGCGTCACGAGCCGCACGAGCCACCGCATCAGCTGCTGACCCTTCACGGTCGGGTGCGTGTTGCGCTTGGTCGTCGTGAAGCGCGCGCTCACCGGATCGTTCGCGTTGGTGCCTCCGCCGGCGAGTGACCCCACGGTCTGCTGCTCGAACCCGGCCTCCTCGAGCCCGGCGTCCTTGTCGCTCACCGCGGCCTTCGGTGCGTAGCAGAACAACACGTCTGCATCGGGCTCGAAGATCGGGAAATAGCGCGACGCACCGCCGGTATCCTCGTGTCCGACACGCACGAGCTCAGAGTCAGGGTCGCACACCATCCCCGAGCCATAGCCAAGGCCGCGCGCACGCGGCGCCTTGTGCACCTTGCTGATCTTCGTTCCCGATTGCCGATCGAGTGCCGCAACGGGGCAGTCGTCAGCGCACCACCATGACTCGACGGCCTTGCCCGACTTAACCTCCTTCGTACCCACACACACGCATCCAGGCGAATGCGTCATCAAGAAGTTCGGCGGGAAACGACCGGCGTCGATCGACTCCACACGCCCTCCACCAATGCCGAACAGCCCCTTGCCCTGCGGATCCTTCAACGACGTGCCGCCCGCGATGCCAACGCGATTGCCATCAATGTTCAACGCACCAGTGCCACGCGTGATCACCGAGTCCACGATCGATTCGGTCGGCGGCAGCGGCTTGCGTACGAGCCACCAATCCTCACTAGCAGGCTTGAGCGCCGTGCCCCACCCGGCCCACCGCTTCGCGTCTTCGCGATGCGGCTCGCGGATCTGCATCATCTTTTTCGCGCGCTCGTTACCATCGGAAGGAATACCGGGGTTCTCCGATATCTCGACATCACCGGTCACCTCGCGCTCGTGTCGCGCGCTACCCGGCTTGCCCTTGCGGCCATTCAGGCGCCACACAACGGCATCCATCGAATACCCGAAGTCGAGAATCCCCCGCAGCACCTCCCACTGTTCCCAAGTCGGACAGAGCGGCCGGGAGTTAGTGTCGAGCGCAAACCAGCGATTCAGCATCGAAGTCGTGACGCCGAACATCTTCGCGAGATCGCGCAGCTTGAGCACCTTCGAACGCTTCGCGTACGCGGCGTTCAAGAACCGGCACACGCGCAACGTCTCGTCCTGACCGACGCTGCTGCGTTTATCGATCGCCTTGGCAATGTCGAAGCTCTTCGGAAATCCCTGTCCGAAAACATGCGTGATCTTGTCGCGAATCTCGAAGCCCGCATGCTCCAGCGCGATGCCAGTCCAGTGCGAGGTGCGCGGCAGCGCCCACACAAGCCCGTGCGCGCCCGGCTTCAACACGCGCATCGCCTCGCGCATGACACGCGTGAGCCACGCACTCCACTTCGCAATGTCACCACGGTCTTCATCCCACGCCTCACCCAAGAACGCGATGCCCGCCGGGGGGTCGGTCACGAGCGCATCGCACGAATCGCTCGGGAGCGTTCTGAGCACATCGAGGCAGTCACCCTGATAGAGCGACACCGGCCCAATCTGTTTCACCGGGTGTCTCCTACTTCGCGAGACGCTTGAGCGCTTCGAGCACCGTCGCGCTCATGTCCTCGGTGCCGAACTTCTCCGCGAGCTCGCGCACGAGCTTGGTGAACACTTCGTGGTTCGCTTCGGCGAAGTAAAGCTGCACAACCTTGTCACTCATGCCCGAGGGGAGCCCCGCAGTCTTCGGTCCCTTGCCCTGCTTCGGCGGCTCGGGACTCAAGAGTTTCGCGAGCGTCGCGTCCGCGATGCCGAGATCGATCGCAATCGTCGCGACGTCGTGATTCGGCTGAATCTCCTTGAGCAGTTTCGTGAGCAGCTCGTCATCGAAGTGACCGCGCTTCGCGTCCACCTTGATCGTGAGCTTCTTCGCTTCGTACTCGGTAATCCCATCGAGGTACACCATCGGCCCCTCGACGAAGCCGAGCTCGCGCGCGACGAGCCATCGGTGCTCGCCGTCGATGATGACATTGCGAACCTCACCCTTGTCGTCGGTGCGCCAGATCAGCAACGCGTGCGAGTAGAGCCAACCGTCGGTCCTCAACCCTTGCTTCAAGCTCTCGCGTTCGAACGGCGTGAGCGTGTTCGGGTTCCACGTGTTCGGCTTCACCGCATCGAGCGCTACGAGCTCGGGTGGCGTGCCGCGCATCTTCGCCAACACGTCACCAACCGTCGCATCCGTCTTCGTCATCGCCTTTCGTCCCATAATGAGCGCCTCCGCGCACGACGGTAGCAGCGTTGGCGCGCGCGTCACTTCGATGCGAAGCGCCCCTGGTCGCCGGTCTTCGGTCCCGCGCCACGCTTCGCCGCCCAAGTTAGAAGCTCGCTCTTCGCTGTGACCGCAGGTCCTACCCGATCGAGAGCGCCGGAAAACCCAGCTCACTCAGCCCGTAGTTCGCGATGACAAAGGCGTCGCCCTCGTCGACGCTACGCCGCCACCCGAGCTCGCGCAGCCGGCGCGCGACCTCCTCCTTGATGCCCTTGCCGGTGCCGCGCCCGAGGAACAGCTTGCGTGCCGTCGTGTTGCTGATCGGCTTCGCGACGATTCCGAGCTCGCGCCAGATCGTGCTCTTCACAGTGCCACCGATCTCACCAAGCTGATGAGCCGAGTGCTGCATCGCGAACGAGTAGTTCTCGACGAAGACGTGCGTGACGTGCTCGCCGGCGAGGAACGCGACCACCTCGTTCGCGATCATCACCAACCGGCGCACACGCGCCTCGTGGTCGGCATCCGCGTTCGAGCCCTTGAGCTTCTCGCCGATGCGCACCGACGACACGCACGCGATGTCGCACTCCCACGACCGCGCATCGATCACCGAGATGCCAGTACCAGTGAGCGACAGATCGAGCCCCGCGACGATGACATGCTGCTTGATGCGAGGCATGGACTCGACCCTAACCTTCCGGAGTCCAGCCATACACCGCGATCATCACGACGATCCGCGGCGGCCAACACGCTCGCGCGTGACGCGGTTGGTTCGGGCGCGAGATCGGCCGCCGGCAGAACGGGCACGGCCGCGACTCGTGGTTGAGTACCCACGTCACGCAACGACTCCCGATTGCCGCGCGAGGTGCTCGGCGTGCGCGGGTGGGATCGCCTGCGAAAGCTTTCCGACCGACATCCAATCGATCCCCATCGCGGCCCGCTGCACGTCGAGCGGGATGCGCCACACGCCAACCTCGACGGTCTTGCGCCGGTTCGTGCGGTTCGTCGCCTGCGGAAACCGCGCTTCCCACCGCGAATGGTCACAACGGCTTGGCGGCGCCGCCGCGAACGACGTCTCGAAGATCCGATGCCGCCGCACATCAAGCCCGAACACCGACCCGCAGAGCATCAGCGGGTCTTCGAGCGGCGCGCCGACAACGTTCTCGATCACATACGAGATACCCGACGCGCATAGCCTCTCACGCACCACGAGGATCATGTTCTCTCTCTCTCTCTCGCACGTGATCGGGACGACACTTGTACGCGGTGAACGCCTGACACGGAGGCGACGCCCAGATGAAGTCGAACCCGTCGAGCGGGTACTCAGACTGCTCCTCGACGTCGACGCCCGTTACGATGAAACCGGCGCGCGCGAGCCCCATCGACGCGCCGCCCGCACAGCAGAAAAGATCGAGCGCACGCGGGATTCGCCTACGAGGCACAGCGAGCCCCTTCGGAAGCACAAGCACCTCCACCTTCGCCTCGCTAGGCAACGACACGCGCTCTCGCCCACTTGCCATCGCTGACCACCTCAATGCGACCGGGGAGCATCTCCACCGTGTCGGGCGAGTGCGAGATCACAAAAGCTTGCTCGATCGCATACCTACGAGAGAGAAAGCCCGCCAAGTGCGTGGCGAATGCTCGTCGATGAAATCGGTCAAGCGCGCCGAACGGCTCATCGATGAGCGCCACGCTCCACGCACTGCTGCGATCCTCGCGAAGCCACGCCGACGCCGCGAGCTGCACCGCGCCGCCCGCGAGATCTTCCGCCGCACCGCTGCGGTTCGAGAGCTCGATCTCCAACTTGTTCACCAGATTCGGGCCACGTGCGGCGTTGCACCGAGTGCACGCCTTCACCTTCGCACTCGTCGGGAACGCAAGCCCACACGCGTCACACGACGTCGCGAGCCCGCTGCCCTCACGTGACCAGCGCACGCTCACCGAGAGCCCCACGCCGGCGTCGGCGAGCATGTCGTTCGCGAGCGCCTCGATCTCACCAAGCGCGCCCTCGGCGAGCCGACGCTGGATCCCATGCTTGCCGATCACGGCGAGACAGGCGCGCGAGAGCTCGACCTCGGCGCGCTCCGCGGCAAGCGCCGTCTGGAGCCGCGCGATCTCCGCGTCCGCTCGCGCGATCTCCGAGATCACGCGCCGGATCGCATCGCGCTCCGTCCTCAGATCCACAACCTCGTTCTGCGCGGCGTCGAGCGCCGCCTGGAGCGGCTCGCGCGCCACCGAGATACCAATGCCCGCGTCCAACGCCGCATCGATCTGGTCCTGGAGCGTGCCCGCGCGCTCGCGCATCGACTCCAGCCGCGCGCGCCGACGTTCGAGATCCTGGGCATCGCGCTCCGCGTCGCTCGCATCGCTCGCGGCCACACGGCGCGCTTCTTCGAGCCGTTCGCGATCCTTCTCCGCCGCGTCGAGCAGCGCTCGGTTCTCCGTCCGCCGCGCGTTGATCTGCGCGCGCGCCGGGCACTCCATCTCCGCGACCGGGCACCGCCCGTCGAACTGCCCCGACGCGACGGCGCGGCGCTTGTGGACAAGCGCAGAGGCGGCGCTGACATCAGCAGCAAGCTTGGCCGCGTCGTGACGAAGACGCACTGCGCGCTCAGTAATGTTCTCCGCGTCGCAGTCGGCGATGTCTTCCGCGAGCAGCTTGCCATCGACGTTGAGCTTGCCGAGCTCGCAACGCGCCGCTTCGAGGCGCCACGCCGCCTCGTTCGCGTCAATCGCGGCACGCGCGGCGTCGTACTTCTCTTGCGCAACGACGAGATCCACTTCGCACGACGCGAGATCGCCCGCGAGCTCGGCCGACTCCTTCGCGTTCGCCGACGCGAGCGAGCGCGCGCGGAGCTCCATCTGGATCGTCAACGCACGCTCCAACTTCTCGACGCGCTCGACGAGCGTCGACAGCGCATCGCTTTCAGCCTTCTCGGCAGCCTGGAGCGGGCCGAGCCGCAACCACCCCGACACAATGTCCATGCGCTCACTCGCGCGCATCAACACAAGCCGTCCCATCGCCCGCTGCTCGAAGTACGAGCTCGCACGGAAGTCTTCTGACGAAAGCCCGATCGCGCGCACGATCTCCGCCTCCGCCGCCTCACCCATCGCCGCCTCACCGCCGCTCGCCGGATACCACCATACCTTCGTCGCACCCGAGCCGCTCCGAGAGCGCGTGATGCGAGCACCGTTGTCGAACCTCAAGACCACCTCACCCGCCGTCTCGCCGCGCGAGATCCACCCGCCCGCCGTCGAATGGATGTGGCGCCCGTAAAGGCCAAACTCAATCGCGCGCAGCAGCGAGCTCTTGCCCGCCCAGTTCGAGGCGTCAGGGTTGTCTGCGCGCTGCGCGACGATCGCGTAGGTCTTCGCTTCGAGATCGAGCAGATGCTCACCGCGGTAGCATTCCCAGTTCCGAATCTTGATCGAAGCGATACGCACGCGCGCCTCCTACTGCGGCCAGCCCTCACGCTCGGCGCGCGCCTTGAACCTCACGACGTCGACCGAGTACGCAGTGCCATCCTCGGCAGGCGTGACCTCGGGCCAGAGCCGATGCAGCTCCCGCTCGTAGATGTCCGCCTCGTCGGCGATGCGGCGCTGGAGGTCAGGCAGCGTCACAAGCCCCTTCTCGACAAGCAACGCGGTGAGCGCGTTGAGCTCGCAGCGCTGGTAATGGCGACACTCGTCGAGCTCGCGGAACTGCTTGAATGCGCCGTTGTTGTTCGTCGCCATGCCCGCGATGCGCCCGACCGCGTAATGCGCGTACAGCCGCAACCGCATGAACGCTCGCATCAATCTCGTCTCATGGTCGATCACGCCCATAGGTTCCTCCTAAAGCCCCACTTCACCGAGCCGGCGTTCGACCCGCGCGAGCAACGCCGCGTGGTCCGGGTAAGACGATGCCGCGACGATCTCCCCCGCGACGTCGCGCGCGCCGACGCGCTGGATGTGGCGGACGCGCTGCTGAGTGACGACAGCGCTACGCCGCGTCGGCAGGACGCGGACAGCGACGGCGTAGCGCTCGACCCAATCACGCGCCCGAGCAACATCCGCCAGCGGGCAGTCGACCGGCGGACGGAGCCGGACGATCGACCCCTTCACGAGCCCACCGTACGTCTCCTCGGCGTTCGAGTGCGTCCAGAACGGGCTGTCCGCGTCGAAGGTGACGAGACGCGCGGTGGCGACCTCGACGTGCTTGGCGAGCGGCGGACCAAAAGGCGCCTTTTGGTCGTCGACGGACGCCGGCGTCGGCATCGAGATCCTCGGCATCGGGATCCTCGGCATCAGAATCCCCTCACGATCCGCGCTTCGACTTCGGCGGTCGTGCACGCATCGACGATGCTCTGCCCCTCCAACCGATCGTTCTCTCGCGACATCCTCAGACCTCCAGGAGCAGGTAGCCGGGACGGTTGCGCTCCTCGCCGAACGTCAGCCGCGCGAGCGACCCGACGACGTAAAGCGACGTCTCACCGAACCCGTTGGTGGTCGGCGGCCCCTCGAAGACACGTTGCGCGCCGGCGTCGAGCCGGTAGACGCCGCGCTCGTGGTAGTGCCCCGAGACCACAACCGCGGCGTTGGTCGCGATCTGCCGAATCGGCAGCGCGCGCTCGGCGCCGCGGGGCATCTCGTTGGTCTCCTCGCCCGGGTCGATGCCAGGGATCGTGAGGTGCGAGAACACGACGAGCGACCGCTTCGACTGCTGCGCCGCGAGCTCGGCGAACGCCGCCGCGTAGTCGACGCCACCCGCGACGTGCGGAAGCGCGATGACGTCGTGCGACCACCCAGGCCACGCAAAGCGCGCGGGCTTCTCGGCGACGAGCGTATGAAAGTCGAGCGCCCGGAGCGGCGAGAGCGACGTGGTGCCGAACCCGTCGCCCACGACGTCGTGGTTACCCGCGATCCATAACGTCGGAATCCCGCAGTTGCCGAGCGCGGTGGCGATACCGATCGCAACCTCGACACACCGCAAGACCACCGACCCCGAATCAGGGTCGCAGAGGTCACCGACGAACGCGAACAGGTCGGCCCCACCCGACGCCGCGGCATCGGCCGCCGCGCGCATCGCGTCGCGGATCTCGTCGAACCGCGCCACGCCCGCGGTCGTCCAATCGAGGTGCGCGTCTGAACAAGCAACGATCTTCACCGCGACCTCCGCTTCCACGGCGCGGCGAGCTTGAAGCCCTTCGCCGTCGACATCCTCGCGGCTTCGATGAACCGCTCGTCGCTCCCCCACGTCTCGTCGACTTCGACGTATCCGTGATCCAGAAGTTCGATTCGCATCCGTCAACTCTCCACAACACCATCAGCGTCATGCTCGATCGGCGGCGCCTTCTCAAACGCCGCGCGCACCTCGCGCTCCAACGCCACAACGAGATCAGGCGACTCGTGAAGCAGCTTGAGCGCCTTGAGCTCGCCCTGGACCTTCTTCCCGACGAACGTGATCCACGAGCCGCTCTCATCGACGACTCCGAGCCGCCGCCCGAGCTCCAGGAGATCACGCGGCCGATCGAACCCCTCGGGGAACATCGACCCGTTCGACGTGTGGAAATACGCAACCTGCACGCGGTCGGTCTTCTGCGCGACCTTGGTCTTGTGAATGGTGATGCGGTGACGCTCGCCGATCGCAGGCAAGCGCTCCTCGCCCTTCTCAGCCTTACGCTCGTAAACCCATCCCGCGCGCTCGACGCGGATGGCCTGCGACGCCTCGTAATAGAGCGACTTGCCGCCGCCGACCTTGAACGCGCGCCCCGCAGCCTTGTCGCGCGCGTCAGCATCCGGGTCCTCAGCCTCGCGCGCAATCACGAGCATCGCCGTCTGCGTCGAGGCGAGGAGCGGCACGAGCTCGTCCATCCACGCCGCATTCATCGCCGCGCGGATCTGCGCCGCGCGCCCACCGTACCCGTCGACACCATGCTTCTCAGCACCCTCGACGAGCTTCTTCATCAGGTTCTGCGGCACGAGCTTGCGGATCGAGTCAACGACGATGAGCGCAGAGGTGTCCGGCGCGATCTTGCTGTCAGAGCGGAGGCGCGCGATCTCGCGGCAGAAGTCGCGCACCGCGTCGACCGTCGCTTCGTACGACGTCGGCCGCATCGCGAAGAACCGATCCGAGTCAGCGTGTGCACCCAGGAGGTGCTCCACCCAATCGAGCGGCGTCGTGAACTCCGCGTCGATGAGCGCGGCGTAGTGGTTCCGCGCAAGAAAGCTCCCGATGAGCCCGAGCGCGTAGATCGTCTTGCCGTGGTTCGACGGACCGTGAAGCAACATGAACCGCTCGATCGGCAACCCGCCGACGCCGCCCGCGTGGTCGTACTGGACGAACCACGTCGGCACCGCCCTCACAAGCCGGAGCACCTCGCGCGCGGGTCGGAACCCGCCGAAACGGTCCGCCACATTGTCGAGATCCTTCTGCCTGGCGCGCGAGCTCTCGCGACTCGCGACACGCGCGGCAGGCTTCTTAGCCGCGGGCTTCTTAGCTACAGGCTTCTTCGTCGTCTTCTTGACCGCGGGCTTCTTCGCCGCCGCGATCGGCATCGGCTCGCGAGGCATCATCCCGCCTTGCCCGCAACGAGCCCGACGAACTGCACGCCGTGCATCTCGAAGCCGCTCGACGGGCGCTTGAGCGCGACGAGGCTCACTACGCTCTCGGACGGCAGCGACACACACAGCTCCGTCCGCCGCGCACGGGCGGCGTCGAGCGCCCGGACGATCTCGTCGGGCCGCGTGTCATCGAAGAACACGACGTCGTGGACCCGACGACCCGCAACAACGTGGATGTAGTTGTTCGCGCGACTGCGCGCGGGAATCGAAATTGAGATCCTCATCGCCTCTCACCTCCAGCGCGCGTCGATGCCGCGCATCGACGCAAAAGGGGGAGCCCACTCGGGCTCCCCCTCTCGCACGTCACCGAGCTCTCAGAACGCGAGCTTGCGCTTGCCCGCTGCCGACGCCGACTCGACGGACGGCTTGGCCGCCACCTTGGGAGGGTCGGCCTTCTTCGTCTGCGGGGGCGGCGCCGCGGGCGCGGCGTCCTCGGCGTCGAGCGGCGCGCCGCACTTCGGGCACTCCGTCGCCGTCGCGCTCACCGGCTCGCCGCACTCCTCGCACTCGAACGGTAGATCGTCATCCTCGTCGTCGAACGGCGTGGAATCCGGCTTCGCCGAGCTCACGGCCGCGCGCGGCGCCGCGTCTTCGTAGTTCTCGTCACGACGCCGCGACGATGCCTTCGGCGGCTTGTCCTTCGAGTCGCGCGGCTTGCTCATGTCGTGGCCCTCGAAGATGCGATCCCACGGCAGCTCGACGAGCGAGTACCGCTCCATCAGCGCACGCAGCATCGCCGCGTCGCCCGGGACGCACTGATCATTCACACGATCGATCACCGCACGCGCGTCGGAGCGAATGAGCTTCTCGATCTCGTCGGTGAGCTCGACCTTCGAGAGAGCGAGATCGATCGCGTGGTACTTCTTGTTGAACTCCTTCTCTGCCGGCCGGTGATACCAGCGGATCGCGCACGGATTCCGCGCGAAGCTCCCCTCTTCGACCCCGAGACGATCGCGGCGGTCGGCGATGACGCCGCGGACCTTCTCCCCAAGCAACGCCGTCTCGACCGCGATCTGAACGCCACGCGAGGGTTCCTTGTTGTCGACGACGGCGAAGACATACGAGAGCTTCGCCATCATGTTCTCCTTCCAGACGTCCTTGAGCGACAACTTGGCGTCGCGGAACCTCTTGAAGGTGAGCGGCCCCTCGTCGGCGAAATCCTCGCGGTCACGCGGGAACCCGCCGTAAATGCCCGCTGCATGAATGACGACCGCATCCGCAGGGTCCGACCCCTCGAAACGGAAGATCGGCTCCAGCGGATCGATCTGTCCATCGAGCACCGCCACGCGAACGATGTCCGCCATACGGCACATCGGGCACCGGCACGGCGGCGCGACACGGTGACCGTCGTCGTCGATCTTGAACTGCTTCTTGAGAACCTCTTCGGACTCGTGGCAGTTGAACTTCATCGACCAGACCACGCGCTCCATCTCACGCGTGTCCTTGTTCTCGCGCGTCTCGACCCGGTAAAAGCCGTGCTGCCACACAGGCTTCGGCGAGAGCGCCGTGTGCATCCACGTGTCGACCTGGGGCGGCTCGCGCTTCTTCCAATTGCCGAGGAACTTGCCGCCGCCGCCACCGTCACGGCCACTGTGGGAGAGGAACTCGTCAAACGGATCGTGCTCGGTCGTGGACATTGGGTCTCTCTTTCTTGGACCACGGGGCCAACCCCCACGGTCAATCCCCCCTCGGGGGGAGTCAGGCGACGATACGCCTCTACTTGCGAAGCGTCGTCAACATCGTGTCGAGGGTGCGACACCGCCCTTTCCAAAGCTCGGCGAACCGCTCCAGATGCTCCGTCGTCTTGCGGAGCCGAATCGATCGCATCTCCTGGTCGCGAAACTCGTCGGCGAAGTTGCGCGCGCAGAACAGCTCCAGGTCCTCTTTGGTGATGGCCTTGTTGCGCGTGCCATCGGCCTTCTCACGCTGAAGCTCGCGATTGGCGCGCTCCATCATCGCCGCACGAATCGGCTTCATGTCGAGGTCGTACCGCTCCTGCTCGGCGCGCGCGGCGAGATAGAGCTGATGCGCCTCGCGCGCGTTGGACTCCGCGTCGTCGAGCGCCTTGCGGAGGGTGCCGTAGTCGTTGCGGTTCTCGCCGACCTTGAGCGCCGCCTCCAGCCGGTCGTACACCGGCAAAACGTCGACAGTGAAGACGCGCTCGACGAGCTTGCCAAAGTCGCCACCGAGCTTCGGCGACTTGCCGATGAACTCGTCGAACGGATCGGGCGTGGGCGGGTCCGGAATCGGAGGCGTCGCGGGGGCGTCGGGCGCCTCAACGAGCATCGGGGATGGCGCCGTCTCGGGCGTAGTAGTCACGGGCAACGTCGTTCGGGGCACTCGGGCCATCGGAGCTCCTATCCGGCGCCGAGGTGGCGCCGGTCGCAAGATGCCGCGCGAGCTCCGCGGCGAGCTCAGGCGAGCCATCAACACGCGCCTTGAGGTCGAGCTCGACGACAGCGCCGTTCTCATGATGCAGCCGCAACACCATCGCCCGCGCGCCCGGATGAGCGGCAAGGATCGCGCGCACCAGCGCCGGATCCGTCACCGCGAACATCTCCATCGCCAGGTCGACGTAGAACGGCACCTCTGCCGAGCGGATCTGGCCCGCGATGACGGGCGTCTCGGGCGCGACCAAAAAGCGCCTTTTGGTCTCCCGGGCACGCGAGGAGCTCGCTGGCGCGTCGAAGAGGCTCACCTGGGCCGACGGGGCGTCCGGCACCTCGGAGGCGGCAGACGCCCCCTTCCCGGCGACCGACGCCCGGACCTTGCGCGGCTTGGGCGGGCGCGACTTGCTGAACCGCTTCCAATCACAGCCGGGGAACGCCGCCGCCAAAAGCCGCTCCGCCGGCGGGTAGACGAGGTTCTCCCATAGGTAGTGCCGGTCACACTCCCCGGCATAGTCGTCCGCCGGGATGACGACAGCGGGCGTCGTCGACGCGTCGAGCACGACAAACCCCACACGCGTCCCCTCGCCGACCTCGACACCGCGGCGCGCGAGCTCGCGACCGACGACGACGTGGCGCGGCTGAGCGCACTCACCGCCATCAGCCTTCTTGCGGGCCTTGTACTGACCAAGCTCACGCGAGAGGTTCTTGGTGATGATAACGTCACACGCGGGCAACTCGTCGCCGAGCACGTGGGCGCGCATCGCCTCAACCGCCGCGACGTACGCCGCGGGATCGTCCGTCGCCAGCGCGAACGGCTCCTCCCAATCGCCCACGAGCAGCTTCACAACGGTCTCCTGGAGCGCGCGCGCAAGCCGCGATGAGTCACCGCGCTTGTACTCCAGGCCCTTGATCTCCGGCTTCGAGTCGCGCTGAGCCGCCTTGCCCTTGTAGTGGAGATAACGGCCGACGTACTTCTTGCCAGCGACGAAGACCACACGGTCGAACGCTTTCTCGTACGCGACATAAACATCGTTCTCGCGACACCCCTGCTCCGCGACGAGCCGCGGGTAGAGCTCCGCGTTGCACCACTTCGTAAATTCGCGAAACTCATCGACCGTGCACCCGACGACGAAGATCGAATCAGTGTCGATGTAGATGACCTTCCACCCACGCTCCTCGGCGGCGTGTTTGGTGTGCTTGATGAGCCACGCACACGTCTGCGTCACGCTCTCGGCGATCTCCTTGTCGAAGTAACGCGAGAACGGCGAGCCGATGACCCCGTAGAACGAGTTGATCGCAGCCTTGTAGGCGGCGGCGTGGCGCGCAGCATTCTCCCAATCGGGCGTCCCCGGAGGAAGACTCGACTTCTTCGCATCCCAATCGTCGCGCAACGCGATGAGCTGCTTGAGCGCCAGCGGCAACATCCCCTCGATGTCAGTGCGGAAGGCCACCTTCGTTGTCGGCGCCTCGCACGCGAGCTCGGGCGATGAATGGTTGGCGCGGAGCGTCCTGAGCTTTGTCTCAGGGCTCATGTTCCAGGTGATGATCGCGCTCGGGTACTGGCGCCGAAAGTCAGCGACGTGGACATCACGGATCACGCCATCCATCGTCGGCTTGAGCACATAGGCACCAGCGAACTGCTCGTTGATCTCCTGAAACTCCTTCGTCGGGAAGTGCACCCCGCGCTCGCGTCCAAGCCGAAACATGAACGCGTCAACCTGCGAGATCGGGTGGAGCCCGCGCGAGTCGAGAAACACGCCAGCAGCCTGGGCGAGAGTCCACGACAGCTCGATGTAGCCGGTCTTCGCCTCGATCTTGCGAAGCAGGTGCGTGTCCTGCGCGTTGTACTTACGGAGACGCTCGCGACGCACGCCGCCCGCCTCCCACTCCTGCCATGTCTTCGACGCATCGAAGTCGTCCTTGCCCTCGTTGATGAGAGCCATCGCGACGTCCTGAAGCTTGAGCGAGGTCTTGTCGTCGCCCGAGTCGCTCTCGCGGTGGTTGCGCTTGTAGCAAGCGAGGTGGTCGAGCCAGAGCCACCGCCGCACGTCGACGCGCGCGCGCACCTCACGTACGCGACCATGGAGGACGGGAAAGTCGAAACGATCACCGTTCCACGCGCACAAGAGCTCGAACGACTGGGCCGCGCGAAAGAACGACTCGATGAGCGCCTTCTCAGCAGCGTCAGTGTCGGCGGTGAGAAGCTCGCTCCACTCGTTGCCCGCATCGTCGACGAGCGCCCACGAGAGAATCCGCGCGCCGCCTTCGCGCGCCTTGGCAAAGGGCACCCGCGAATCAGTCTCCAAGTCGAAGTACCCGCGTCTCGGACGCGCGACGCGCGCGCCAATGTCCGTCATCCACCGGCGCACCGGGTGAACGTCACCCTCGAACGCCGGCGCTGCACCGAAAAACGGGTTCGCGATGCCCTCGTCGTTCGTCGGCTTGCACGCTTTCTCGCGCACGTAACGATCGCGCCACGAGATGCGCAACCACTCGCCCTCCGTCGCGACCGCGCGCACCGCCGCGTGGTTACGGATCGCGCGCATCCGATCCATGTCAACGTCGGCGACGCGGTGATAGCTAACCCACTCGGCGCGCACCGCGCGTGTCTCGGTCCCGCCATCAGCGGCACGGTAGAGCGCGACAATCTGATCCCCATCAAGCCACGCGTTGAGGATCTCGGGGGCGGGATGCTTGGAATCGAGCTGCATCGGCGGTGGCGATCCTAAATGCCGCCGCGTCAACGCAAAGGGGCGGCGCCCACGTGGACGTCGCCCCTCGGAGTCGTGCGCGGTCGATGCCTACTCGTCGGCGTCAGCCGCCGATTCGGCGAGGCGCTTGGCCTCACAAATCACCTGGAGCTCGCCCTGGGCGTTGTGACTGATGGTGAACTTCATCACCACCTCGTTCTCGAACTCCATCGTGAAGAACGGCTCGTCGGTGAGCTTCTTCGCGGGCCTGGGCGCCTCGCCGCGCTTCGCCGGCTTGGCCATGATGGCGATACGCTGGCGCTTGGGGATCGTCGCGATCGAAATGACGTTGTGCTTCTTGAGCTTATCGGGCACCTCGCCGCCGGGCACCGCGAGGACCTTCTTGCGTCCGCTGTTGATGTTCTGCCCGCGCCGGGTGCCGTCGCGCGCCGCGCGCCGCACCGGGTTCTCTGCCTGCATCTTCTCGACGGCCTGCTTGATCTCCTGGTAAGTGCCGCCCGATTTGACCGCCTCGACGAGGAGCTTGGTCTGCTCAGGGGTCGGCGCCTTGAGCGCGAGCCCAAGCTTCGAGTAGCCGAACACCTCGACCTCTTCGCGAGTGAAGTGCTTGGCGACGTCCATGATGAGGAACGCGTTCGCCACCGTGAATCCACACTCCGCGCGCACCCACCCCTCGAACCCCGCCGTCTTGTAGACGCCCGGCTTGCCGTCGGCATCGCAGCGCTGCTTGTAAAGCTGGCTGTCGTAGACTTCGAGCAGCTTGCGCCCAAGCTCCCAGTGGGCAGTCGCAACACCCGACTTGAGGCGGCGGATCTCTTCGACGGCTGCATCGAGATCGGCTTCACCGGCGCGCGCCAGCTTGATCTTCTCCTCACGCTTCGCAAGCGCGATGACGCGCTTCTCTTCGTCCTTGGCCTTCTCCTCACGCGTCGGCTCGATGACCGCTTCGATGACCGGCATCGTAGGCACGGGCGCGGGCTTGGCGGGCTTCGGCTGCTTCGCCTCCACAGCCTCCTTCTTCTTCTTCGCACGCTCCTGGATCTTCTTCGTCTTCTCGTCGACGGCGACACCCGGCTCGACAGGCATCTTGGCGTCGTCCTCGGGCGAGGCACCGTACGTCGACGGCAAGACGCCCTCGACGAGCTTGCCGTCGTCGTCGATTGCGCAAAACGGGCAGCACACCGTAAAGCGCCCGGGGAATGGCGCCTTGCACTCGGTGCACATGTAGAAATCTTCACCATCGTCCTTCATGGCGAAATGCTTGGCGAGACGCTTGGCCGTGTCCTCGATCTCGCCCGCGGGGTCGAGCCCCTCCGCAACGAGGCACGCTGCGATGCTCCGCGCGCTCACCTTGCTCAGATCGATCGACTTGCCCGGTTCCACCGTGTTGCTCATTGAGATGCTCCTCTCGCCTTCTCGCTCTCAAACCCTATGCCGCGGCGTCATCGAGTCGCGCGACCACCGCGCGCACGACCGACGCCACGAGCTGCTCCGCACGGTGCTCACTGCCCAAGCGCAGCTCGTAGCGCGCCTCCACGTCGTCGAAGAGAATCCGCGCCGCCTCTCCGATGTCCCCGCCCGCGAGCCCGAGTGCGCGCACGCTCACGAGCTCCCGCGGCGACTCGCACACCGCCTCCAACCGCTTCACCGCCTCGCGCCGCTCGACGAACTCGTGCTGTTCGGGCGGCACGCTCGTCCGTTCCGCCATCCGCGCCTCGAACGCCCCGTCCTCGTCGCCATCGCGGACCATGCTCGTAAACGCGAGCTCGTAGCGGCTCGGCGCGCTGTCGGCGCCGCGGTGGCGGTAACTCCCGCGCGCCTTGTGCCCGCGCTTCTTCGCGTACGTGATCGCGTTCCACTCGACATACCGCGTCGCCTCGACGCCACGCGCGGGGTCGAACTGCGCGATCTTTTGCCACGCCTCCAGCATGAGGTCCTGGCGCACGTCGTCGCGCGAAACCCACGGCGGCAACTTCCAACGCCGATGGATGTAGGCGGCGAGTCGATCCCACCGCGCCATCCGCGCAACGCGCGAGAAGTCGACCGCTCCAACCGTCGCCGCCTCGATCTCGTTCAGCTCACGCCTCGCCATCACAGCCCCCGCTTTCGGTTCTCTTCGCGCGCACTCTCTTCGAGCACGTCACGGAGGCACGTCGCGGCCTGCTCTGCCATCTCGTCACCCGCGCGTTCGATCTCCAACGCAATCGCATCGACGATCTGGACCGCGGAGTCCTCGGGGTCGATCGCGCCGACGACGTTTGACCAGTCGAACTCACGCGCGAAACGCCTAAGCTCGGCGCACTCCGACAGCGCGCCCGTCCACCGCGCTGTCGACCACGGATGGTGGTCGCTCCTCGCCATGGTCATCGCGCCACACTCCACCCGGTGATGCGCCCGCCGCGCGGGACGTCCGGTCGCAGTGGCGTACTCGGTGATGGACATCGGCAAATCTCCTCACCCCCTCGGGGGCCTGATTCGGGTCGTGACTCTACGCCCCCCTCAGGGGAGCTTGCAAACTTTCTTGGCGCACCGGGCGGGGAGTCGAACCCCGCCAATCCCCGCCTGTCGGGGGCAGCGCGAAAGACACTACCCGTTCGGGTAGCGCCCCTGATCACGGTCACGACGACTCGGTGGCAAAAGCACGCTCATCTCGCGATTCACCTCGCGAATCGTCGCGCCAATGGTCGTGTCGACGCCGTTTCGGTTCGAGTAGAGCGTGACCACAAGCGGCGGCTCACCAAACGTGTCACGGCGCTCGACCTTGTAGAGCGCCAAGTCACCGCGCTCGAAAGCAACGCCTGCCTTCGTCTTGACGCGCACCAAGACGCGACAGAGCCCCCAGCCGTCCCAATGGTCCTTGTATTGCGGGTACTTGCTGTGCGTCGCGATCGCGTCGCCGGTCAGAACCGCATGCGCCACCGCGAGCGCCGCGAGGTCGTAATTCTTCGCGCCGTTGACCCGCGCGAGCATCGCCTCGCGCAGATACGCACCGTTCGTCGTCTTGATCGCGTAGGTCGTCATCGTCGTCTCTCCTTGCCCCCTCGGGGGCCGTCGTCAGCGTCCGTCGCTGACAAGAGAGAGTCTCC